ATCGTAATAATTACTTCTTCAGGTTTTCCAAATATTTTTTTGAAATTATTAATCATTTTTTGTTCATGTTTCTTTTTATTTATATATCCATTTAGTTTAAGTTTTCTGAATATATATTTTTCATAAAACTTATATAATTTATTATTTATTTCACTTTTCTTTTTAATGTAGTCTTTGAAATCTTTAATAATTAATGTTTTTCTATTGAGTTTGGATAATTCTGTTTCATATTCAATTATTGTTTTTCCATCTACTTTTTCTTTCTTGAATTCTAAAATTATTTTAGCATACTTTTTAATTTTACATTCTTTTCTTCTACTATCTTGTGTATATCTAAATTCATTTGCTTCTTTATTATCATTATCAACACAATAAATTAAATCTGCCTTGTTTGGGTCTATTGATACAATCTTTTTGTTTTTAATGTTAGTATAATCTGTTAATTCATCTATATATTGTTCTGTATTTGAATCTACTTTAATATTTGGTATTCTTTTACCAATTAAATCATTTCTTAACATCAAAATAGAACAACTTACACCATCAGTTTCTATCATGTGGTGAAATGTATATTTTGGTTTTTTAAAACATTGTCTTTCAGTTCTAAAAAAGAATTCCCAAATTTCATTTTCATATTTCTTCAAATTACCTTCTAATAAATAATCAGTTTTATTTCCTTGCTTTTGTGTAAATAATAAATGAACTAATGTAGTTGTATCTAATTTAATTGATTTCATTATAATATCATTTCTCATTGGAAATACATTATAAATCATAACTTTATCTTTTTCAACTTCTTTCATCATTCTAATCATACATGGTAAATAATCTTGTGGATTACATTGTAAATCATAATATAAATTATCTTTTTGATATTTATCTTTATTTGGTGTTATTATTTTTTTTATATCTTTAATCCAATTGTGATATTTTTCATCTGATTTATATTTATTAACTGGTTCTAAGATATCAATTTTAATTTTTCTTAATTGCCTACAAAATTCATTAATTAAATCTTTTTGTTTTTCTTCATCTTTATTTTCTTCTTTTATTTTAATAATTGTTTCTTTTTTCTTCCAAACAATATTAACATATCTTTCAATATATTCAACATAATGTAATTTAATATTATTTTCATACATTGTAATAATTCCAATTGTAAGATAATCTAAAACTGTATTAAGATGTGTATAATTTAAATCAGTATCTTTAATTAATGGTTTGTAATCTGAATTATAAAAAGTAGTTAATTTATCTTTTAGTTCCTTAATTTCTTTTTTTGGTGGTCTTCCTGATGCACTTTCATTACATAAAATTTTCATACATGAATTAACAAAAACTTTATCTATAATGGGCAATTTATTATTCTTTTGAAAATAATCTAATAAATAAAGTTTCATAAACATTAATGTATTAATAACAATTTTATTACATTTAATAACTGCATCTGTAATTTTAGGTAAATTAATATCTGGATTTTTCAAAACATGTTTAATTGGTATTTTAACACATTTGAAATAATCATTAGATTTATCTGGTGGTTTAGTCTTTTTTTCTTCTATAGCACTCATTATATAATACTATATATATAACTATATATATATTTTAATTTCTAAAAATAAACGCAAAAATTAAAGTAAATTATTTTATACTTAATATTATATATGGATTATAAAGATAAATATATAAAATATAAGACAAAGTATTTAGAATTAAAAAATAAAAATAACATGATAGGTGGAAATTATATTTCTAATTATACTATTATAAAAACTTTAGGTAAAGGTATGCATGGAACTGTATATTTAGTTAAAAATAGTGAAGGAATAGAATTTGCTATGAAAGTAGAGCAAATATTTGAAAAAGATTTAGAACAAAATTTTAAATCCCCTGTTTGGAGAGAAATTGATTTTGCTAATATAATGTCATCTAAATATCCTCAACAATTTATGAAAATATTTTAATATGAAAATAAAAGATGTGATTATATTCATGAATTAGAACCAAATAAATGGAGTACAATGAATATAAAAGTTAAACAATATTTTGAAGAGTTATTTTCATCAAAATTTTGTTCAATTAAAATTACTAGTATTATAGATATAATGCTTCATGATATTATTTATAAAATATCAGATAAGAATATAATATATAATTTATTTATACAAGTTGTATATTTATCATATCTTATAAATAAAGAAGGTTATTATCATAGAGATTTACATCCAAAAAATATAGGTGTTATTTATACAAATGATGAATTTATAAATATATTAGGTAAAGATATTCCAACCAATGGTTATATTTTACAAGCTATTGATTATGGTATGGTTATACATTCAAAATATGACTTGGAAGAAAATGAAAGAAAACAATTAGTTGATGACAATGATTTGTATCAAAATGTTTATAAAATTATTTTTAAAATAATGTTAAAAGAATTAATTGAAAAATATCCAGATAAAGATATAAATCAATTAGTTCCAATATCAAAAAAAGATAAGAAAAAAATAAAAAAAATTTTAAATCATATTATTCAACATCCTAATTATGCTTATTTTGAAGAATTACTATATAAAATTATATTTTTTGATAAATTTCAAGAACAAATTGGAATAGTTGATAAAGTTAAATTATTTAATTTTTTATCAATTGAAGATATAATATATATATTCAAAAATTATAATAATTTAGAAAAAATATTATTATATTTAACACGTATATACTAATTAAAATTCATTCCATATTTGTTCAAATATTCCAATAGGATCATTTGGAATCATACTATCTTTAATACTTTCTTCAAGACTTTTTGCAAAATTGTTAATAATATTTTGATCATTTAATAAATTATTTACTTGTTCTTTAGTTATATTATTATTAATTTTATAACTATCTAGACTAATATTTATACCTTCAAAATTTCTTGATCCAGAACAATAATAATTTCCATTAATTTTCATTCTAAATGATACTACTTCAATATTATCTTTTTCACTATAAAATATAATATCCATGAAAAATATAGGATAAGCTTGTTGAATACCCCATTCTTCAAATTGTTTAAAAGTTGGCGATGTATGTATAACTTTAATAATGTATGTCATTATTTTATATATAATTAAAAATATTAATATTTATTTAATTCAATTTTTATAATTTGCATAGATTTAAAATTAATTTAAATAATTATTATAATTAGATAAATAATTATGGATTATGATATTGATATTCAAGACAATAAAAAATATATTTATGTTATAAGTAATTTAATAAATACTGATATAAGTATTTTTGAAATAAATGAATGGGATGATTTATTGAATAAAAGTGAAACGTTTAAAAAATGTGTAAATATACTTAATCGTGAAACTGATATTGAATATATTAAGACACACCCAGAAATTAAAAATGCAACTTATTATTTATATTATAATTGTGAGTATTGTAAATATAATGATTTTACTTCTTTGGAATATTATACTGGAAATAAACAAGATATATATGAAAGAGTATTCTTGGAGGTTAAAAATACAGATAGATATAATATATCTGTAAATAATTTTAGAACATGGATTATTGATAATTATGAAAAATTTAATAAAAATTATAACATAATAAAGATGTATGATGATAAATAAGTTTTAATTAAAATTGATTAATATTTAAATAATTATAACTAAATATATTTATAGTTTAACAAATTGTTTATTTATTATAAAATATTATTTTATTGTAATAATTCAAATACATATTTTTTTGTTCTAATGTCTTCTTTATTGTCTTGTTTTATTCTATAATCATAACTATTTAATTTATATTTACTTTTTGTTAATTGTCTTATAATTGATAAATATGGTCTTTTTGCTTTTGTTGGTTCAGATGCTCCTATTATAGTTGAAAAACTATAGTATTTTCTTATTTCTGGTATTAATTCTAATATTTTATCTTGTTTTGTTTTATCGTTGTCAAGACTAAATAAAATTATACTATTTTCATTATTTAATTCTAAAATATTAATAATTTTATCTACTAATTCATCTTGTTCTTTTTTATATAAAATACTTTTTAATTTCATAGTATTATATTATAATATTATGAAATTTTTAAATAAAATTAATCCTTATAATTTTTAACTTTTCTTTTTAATGTAGAATCTTTTTTTACATAATCTTTATAAGCATCTTTATTATAGGCATTTTCAAAGTAATTTTTATAATTTTCCTTTTTAACCTGTTTTATTGCATTTTTAATTTCTATAGCTAATTCATCATATTTCAATACTTTTTTATTTAACTTCAAATAATGTTTAATTTGATTAAACCAATTCTCTATACAATTTGTTTTAGGGTATACGGGATCGTAAATATATATTTATTACCACTATTTGTAATTGCTTCTTTAACATATTCATTATTATGATATTATTTAAAATTAAAAATTTTTAAATAATCTGATTTTATATTTTTCCAAAGAAAAATATAAAATAACTACCTGCATTATCTAAAATAATTAAGTGATTTTTATATTTATTAAAAATATTTGCTTCTAAGAATTCAACAAATCTTTCTTTAGTCATTCCACCTGCATCCTCGGTGGTGAGGATGCAACCACCTTCTTTATATAAAGTTGCACCAACACATTTAGAATTAGAAATAGCACATAATAAAGTAAATTTTCTAAAAACATAATTATTATCTGTTTTAACAACACATCTTTTGCCTAAAGAACACTTAGAATACTCCATTATTAAAGATGGACTAATTGATGTTTCATCTAAAGATATTATTTTGTCTAATGAAAATTTTGATACTTCTTTATAAAATGTCTTTAATTCTTTTTTTATGTCTGTTAATTTTCCATATCTTTCTTTTGGATAATGCTCATTTTAAGAATATCTTAAGATATTCTTAAAAAGTAGGGAAAATAAAAATCTTCAATTTTTATTTGCCGTTCATGACGTGTTCTTTTTCTTGTTATATTATTATCTCTTATTACTTGCCCTAAATGTTGAGGTGTAATATCAAAATCTTTATATTTCTTTTTAACTATTTTACATAATTCTTCCATTGTAATCTGTTCATTTTCTTTTAATTTTTGTATAGCATATTTAACTTGTTCTTTAGTTATTTTGTAAGATTTTGGTTTTCTATTTAATCTTTTAATTTCTTCTAACTCTTCATATCTTTCAATCCATCTTTTTAGACTTCTTTCTGAACACTTAAATATTTCACAAGTTTTTGTATAATTGGTATCATTATCCAAATAATATTTAACTGCTGTTATTTTATAATCTTCGCTTTTGTGTTTAGACATTTAATATATAATTATTTATATATTAAAAAAATCGGCATTTTAAATCTTCAAGGGTGTAAAACTTTTTCTATGATAATTTGTATATCCATATTTTTTTATACCATCAATATGTTTTTGTGATGCATACCCCATATTTGAGTCTAAACAATATTTATCAACTAATGATGGATCATTTTTACATAATTCTAATATATGTTCATCATGATATTCTTTTGCTAAAATTGATGCAGCTGCAATTGAATAAAATTTACTATCTCCTTTTACAACAGAAGTAACTTTATATTCTGGAAATTTTTTTTCCCAACCAACACCATCAATTAATAAATATTCAGTTTTAACTGGTAATTGATTAATTGCTCTTTGCATTGCTAACTTTGTTGCTTCTAAAATATTAATTGAATCTATTTCTTCATTTGTTGCATATCCAACAGAAAAATTTTTAACATTTTCTTTAATCCATTTTAAAGCTTCTTTTCTTTTTTTACTTGATAATTTTTTTGAATCTTTTATTAATCCTTCAGGAGGAACTAAATCATTTGACCATATTACAGCACCAGCATAAACATTACCAATTAAAGGACCTCTACCGGCTTCATCAAGACCAATTTCAATATTGTCTTTATTATAATATTTTTCCATTATAATTTTAAATATTTTTATAAAGATTATATTTTCAATTTTTATATATAAAATATTTTAAAATTTATTATTATTTTTTTTCAAATATATATTATATATATGACAAATAAATCATCTTCATCTGAAAATGATATTATGTTATCTTGTTCTGAAAATGATAGTGAATCTTCTTGTTCTGAAAGTAATAAAGATTGTTTTATATCAGAAAAAATGTTATACCATATTGGTGCATGGGCTGATAATAGAGTTACTGAAATAGAATTTTTACCAAAAAATGGTATTCCAATAAAATGGACTACTTCTGTTACACTGGTACCATCAAATCCAACAAATATAAATCATTGGAATATGCAAACACCAATTACACAACCATCATTTCCTATTTTTCCATTAAAAATTATTTGTGGTGATAAAATAATATTTAAATTTGATAATGATATTGGAAGTCCAAATGCTTTTGCTTGTGCAGCAAATATTGATGGTATTATATACAGAACATCAAATAATAATTTATATCCAAATAAAATAAATCTTAAATCAACAACCGGATTTAGTATAGTTAATCCATCTTATATACCAACAACTGATTTAGTAACACGAAATATAATTGATAGTATAAATTATATTAGTATAAGTCCAAATAGTTCATCAAAATATACATTGATATGGGAATTGTAATTTATTTTTTAGATAACCATTGACTTGAACAAATTGGACAATTTGGTTGATTTTTTACCCAAGGAATAATGCATTCATTATGAAATGAATGACCACATGCTCCTGTTACTATTATAGAATCTTCACCTTTATTATTTGAATGTAAGGAATTAAAGTTTAAATTACATCTACAAATTGTACAATCAATATTTTTATCTAAATCATAACAATTACTATTAATTAGTTTAACACTCTTAATCTTAAATTTTGATTCCATAATTAGAAATTTAATCTGTAAAATTTTATTTGTTCAATTTTTTATAAAAAAATTTGGATTTAATAACTATTAAAGTTACTATATGCAATTTTAATACCAACCCAGTCATAACCTATAATTTTTTTTAATATTTCAACTTCATTTTCTTCATTTAATTTAATAAAATATATTGTTGGAAGACTCTCAACATTATACATATCAATTAATTCACTATTATTTTCATCATCAATATCCAAATAACAAATATGCATATTACTAATTTCTTCCATTTCTTTTGGATCATGAAGTCTTGATTTTAATTTTTTACAAGGTCCACACCAGGAAGAACCAAAATAAAGCATAATCAATTTATTTTTATTAAAATAAATTGATTTGTTTAATTCTTCAATACCAGATATTTCAAACATATAATAATTATTAGATTATTTATATTTTATAATCAAACTAATAATTACATACTTTCTGAAGATTCAGAATCAAAACTAGAAAAAGATAAAAATGATGTATCAGTAGTTATAAGTTCGCTATCACTTTCTGATTTTGTTTTATTTGTTTTATTTTTTTTGCCTCCTTTTTGATAATTTTCTGAATTTTCAGAAGATGAACTTGAAGTATCCTTAGATTTTTTTTCTGAAATTGGAGATTCAGTTAATTTTTCAGGTAAATTATCTGATGATTCAGAATTTGAACTTGATGATTTATCAGAACTTGTAGGTGTTGCTGTTAATTTTTCAGGTAAGTTATCTGATGATTCAGATTTTGAACTTGATGATTCAGATTTTGGTGTAGCAGTTAATTGATCAGGTAAATTATCCGAATCAGTATTATTTGACCCCCCTAACATTAAAAAGTGTTTTTCAGAAACACTGACTGTTCCACTTAATTGATTAACATCTAATATATCAGTTAAACTACCTCCATTTTGAAATACTTTATTTTCTAATTTTGTATTATGAATTTCAGCTTTAAGATTTAAATATTTACTTTTATATTTTAAATATTTTTCTTGATATGACATTTTATATATATATATAATTAGAAAATTAATAAAAATATTTACTAATGATAATATAAAATCTAATTATTATTAAATGGATGCAGATAAAAGATGTGCGCCTAGTAAAAAATATGAAAATAATTCTTGTTTCTCACTTGATTCACTAAAAATAATTGCTAATGAATATAATAAAACAAATCAAGATAAAATTAATATATCCAATGATAAAAAAGAATTAGTTAATCAATTAAAAGATAAATTTTCTTCATCATGTTCAACACAAACATGTTGGCTAAGAACTAATATAGTTAAAAATATTGAGAATGATGAAATACATAAAAATACATTTAGACCTGAAGGACCAAAAACTAAATATGGTTGGCTATCTACAACAAATATAAATGAAGTTATTGATCAATATCATAAATTACATGATGAGTTTTTATTTTTAGGAACAGTTCCTTATGATTTTCAAGAAATACCTGAATTAGGTCTTAATAATTATAATTTTGAAAAAATATATAATAGTGGTAAAACTAAACTGGGATTAGTTATTAATTTAGATGAATCACATCAACGTGGGTCACATTGGGTTTCATTATATACTGATTTAAAAAAAAATAAAATTTATTTCTTTGATTCAGTTGGTAAACCTCCTAGAAGAAAAATAAAAAAATTTATTAATAAAATTACAAATTTTTTATACAAGAAAAAATATAATTCACAAATTGATGTTGGTAATGTTGTTAGTGATATAAATAAATTAGGAGATAAACAATTAAAACAAAAATATTTAAATAAATTTTCAAAGAAACTTGAGGATTTTGATATTAGATTTAACAATATACAACACCAATTTAAAAATAGTGAATGTGGTGTATACTCTATTAATTTTATACTAAGATTAGTTAAAGATGAATCTTTTGACCAAATTATTAATAATGTAACAAAAGATGATAAAATGAATGAATGTAGACAAACATATTTTAATAATACATAAAAAATTTCACAAATATTATTATTTTTTTATAAAAAAAAAAAATGACTTTCAATATAACTTATATGTTTTTTTAAAAATATATGAGCATCCTAAAATATTTTTAATTTAAATTTGATGTATATTAGATATATTTTAATATTTTTAAAATAAAATCTGTATTTTTTGATTATTTTAAATCATAAAAATATTTATTTAATATTTAAATCAATTTAACAAAAGTAAACATTCAGGTAAACATTTGTAATATATATACATTATCTATAATTTATTTATTATAACTTATATTAATTTTATTTTATGAATGAGTATACTGAATATTAAATTTAAATTATTTGATGTAATTTAGAATAAATTATATTAATAAAAAAAAAAAAATATATTTAAGATTAAATTATATCATGAATATATTATTTACAATATAATTATTAATTTAATAAAAGTAAACATTTTGGTAAACATTAAATATATATATATATTATATATAACTTATAATTATATATATTTTAATCAAACTAACAAATTAATAATTAAAATCAAATAGCAAAAGTAAACATTTTAGTAAACAGAATATAAAATATATAAGAAAATGATTTTATAAGTATATATAAAATGGAATATAAATGTAATGAATGTAATAAAAATTATAGTTCTTATCAAAGTTTATGGATACATAATAAAAAATTTCATTTACAAAATAAAAATCAAAAAGAAAACTTGTGGGAATGTTATATTTGTAAAAAGCAACTTTCATGTAAACAATCTAAATGGAGACATGAACAGAAATGTAAAAAATCAGAAAAAACAATATTACAATCAGAAAAAACAATATTACAAGAAGAAAATGATAAATTAAAAGAAGAAATAAAAGTAATAAAAAAGCAAAATAAAAATATTATTAATAATATAAACAATGGAACTATTAATAATAAAAATATAATAATAAATCAATTTGGAAATGAATCAGTATCAATGCTATCACATGAAGACATTAAAAGATTAGCATCATCAAATTTTAATGCTTTAGTAGAGATTATAAAATTATTAAACTTTAATGAAAATTATCCAGAAAATCATAATTTTTGTACTACAAGTTTAGAGGGAGATTATGTAAATGTATTAAATACGGAAAGTAATCAAATTGAAAAAGTAAATAAAATAGATTTTTATAATAATGTTTTAAGTAAATCAATAGATAAAGTTAATCAATTATTAGTATTATTAGAATTTGATGAAAATAATGAAAAAATAAATCCAAAATATATTAATTTACTAGAAAATATAGTAAAAGATCCAACTCTTTTTTCAAAGAAAAACAATAGAATGATATATAATAAAAATATTAATCAAATATCATATAATAATAAAGAATTAGTATTAAATACTTGGAATAAATTAATGCAAGAACCATTGGATGATAATGAAGAATCTGTATTTATTGATATAACAAAAGATAATATAATAGCTTAAATTTATTTTTTTTGTTTGTGATTAAATATATATTCAATTACTTCTTTTGGTATTAATGCACGTTTTTTTATTTCTGATTTTGATGTATCAAATCTTTCTTCAAGTATATTTGCAATTTTATCTCCAAAAGAATTTTTCATAATATTTGTGTCAATATTATGATATTTACTTTTACTTTTCATTAAAATAGGTAACCATTTATCAAGTTCAATTTTATATTTATCTTCTACTGCATTAATTAAATCTTCATTTAATATTTTTTCTAAGAATGAATTAACTAATGGTTCTTTAAATTTTTCAAAATCTTCACGAAAAGTTAATTTTTTTAGTAAATAAATTATAATATTTGTTTCATCATCATTATTTAAAAAAGCTTCTATTGTTCTAAAAAATCCTTCTCTAAATTTATTATACATTTTAACAAAAGTAATAATTTCTTCAGTATTTACAAAATCTTCTTTTCTAGGTAAAAATATTAGACGATCAACTCCAAGTGAACTTAAAAATGAATTTTTAAAATCATCATTTTTTGTAATAAAATATGTTTCACAATCAAGTTCAGTTTTAATAAGTTTTATAAATTTATTTTTATCGACAAATTCCCAATTATTAAAAACATTTAATATTGTTTTAATTGGTATTCCTTTATTTTTTTTTGTTGCATTATAAATATCAAGGAAAAACGTAGCAATACCTATTTCCATATTTTCAATATTTGTCAAATAAAATATAATACCAATATCTTCATCATAATTTTTATATATTGTTTTTGAAATTTCTTTTATTATTTTATTATAAATATCATTTATATCATCATCAACAATATTAAAATCAATTATAGTTTTTCCTGTAGTTTCATAGATTGTAGTTTTTCTTAAAAAATCAATACTTGGCATATGGTGACTTTCATTAATTTCAACAAGTATTTTTGTTTGAAATTCTTTTTGTTTTTCATTTAAATTTTCTCTAATTTTTATATATCTATCATATTTGATTGGTGAAATTTTTTTTACCAATAATTCTTCATCAACATCTAAACTTATACATAAATCATTAAATCTAACTTTTTTTGTTTCAATTAAAGTTTCATTTAAATGTATTAATTGTTCAACTGTTATATTATAATATATACTATTTATTATTGCATCAACTAAATCATTATCAATATAATAATTATAAAATTTTTGAATTTTTTTGTCATTTATTAACTTCCAATATAACTTAAATGTAGTATTTATTTGAGGTCTAATTTCTTTTAAATATTTTTTATTTTTAGATGTTAATTGTATTTGAATATTTTCATTATCATCATTACTCATTTCATTATATTTTATATAATCGCGTAATTCATAATAAAAAATTATTAATAATATTGGATGTATAGCACGATTTATATTTTTGAGTAAACTATCTACTACTCTTGAAACAATAGTTTTTTTATTTGTTTTTGTTCTTTTTAATACATATAATTCATTTGGATAACTTAATATTGAATCCCAGAGTTTACCTAATTTAACTTCTTTATTTTTCTCAAAAGCTTCAAATTCTTTTTCTGTGTCAAAAAGATATTTTAATATATCATTTTTATGTTTATTTAACAATTCTATTACCATAAAAGATGATATTTAATTTTTAACCAAATAAAATATCATTTTTTTTTATAAAAAATATACATTGAACATATTAACAACTAATGGATTTAATTTAACTTTACCTGATAAAAGTTTATTTAAAATTTCATTTAAATAATTATCTTTCCAACCAAATTTTTCAAGATATTTTTTTTGAAACCATATTTTACCATTTATTTGTTTTCCATTTTTAAATTTATTCTCAATAAAGTCAAATGTAGAAATTGTAACTGATAAAGGACCTCCTTGTAAAGGTTTTGTTCCTGTATGAAATCCAAATTTAAAACAAATAAAATAATCAAAATTTTTTATTTTTTTTCCTAGTTCTTCTAGTAATACACTTTTTGTTCCATTAAATTTTAATTCAAATGTAAATTTATTATTTTTAACTTTATAAATTACATATTTATTTTTTTTTAATTCGTCTCTTATATCTTCATAATTAAACATTATTATTATTTAGAAAATAATATTAGTTTTTAACTTCAATTTGTAAACTAACAGCATGTTCTAAGTTATAAAAATTATGTATTCTTCCTTTTGAATCTTTAAATAATATATCGAGTTTATTTAATGTAATTGGTTCTTCAAAATTTATAACAGCAGCACATGTTGAATTTGGTATTAAAATAGCAAATGGTTGTTGATTATCAATATTATTTAAATATAATAATACTTTATTATCATTTCTTAAATCATAAATTTTTGATGCTCTGTATTCTTTATTATTTGAATAATTATTATCACTAAAACCCAAAACAATAATTGATAATGGTGAAGGAATAATCTTGAATATATCATTACAATTTACAAATATTTTTTGGGTTACTTCATCAAGTTCAAATAATATTCCAAAATCATTTTTATTTAATCCTTTTATTAATTCATCAATAGTATATTTTCCTGTTTCTAGTATTATTTCTTTTATTTCTTCATCATCAATTTGAAATTCAAACGTATTATTTTTATCTTCTTCAATATTAAAAATATTAATTGGTATTGAATAATTTAATAATTTTATTGAATGAACATTTTCTAATTGATCAAAATTATATGTATAATAACTTGAATTATTTTCATTACATATTTCCATTTGATATAATTTAACTTGAGGTAATTTGTTATATTCATCAATTACTTTTTGATATTCTATTTTTTTATCTTCTAACTCAATTATTTTATTTTCAGCATCAATTTTTAAAGTTTCAAATTCTTTTATTTTATTTTCTGTTTCTTGTTTATGGTTAGTAAGGTCATTAAATTCCGTTTGAATATTTTTTTTTATTTTTTCTAAATCTAATAACTCGGGTGGTAATTTATTATTTTCTACTTCATTTTGATACATTTTTTCTAATTCAATTTTATTTTGTTTTACTGTTTTTAATTCATCTGCCAATCTTTCATTTATTTTCTTTAAATCATTAAATATTTCAATAAATTCTTTTTTTTCATCAGATGTCATTTTTTTCGGTTTTTGAATAACAGGTTTTGTCTCTAATTCAATTTTTAATTTTAAATTTTCTTCATTAATATTTTCATAAGCTTTTTTTATTTTAATATAACTATTGTACAATTCTCTTACATTATTTGAATTATCGGGAAGTTTTTCAATTTGAGATTCTCTTCTATCATCTAATTGTCTTCTATCATCTAATTGTCTTCTATCATCTAATTGTCTTCTATCATCTAATTGTCTTCTATCATCTAATTGTCTTCTATCATCTAATTGTCTTCTTTGACTTTCATAATCTGAATTGTTAATTTCATTATCAAAATTTACTTTTTTTTTACTTTTTAAGTCTTTAATATTAGTAGGTTCTACATCATCATATGTATCTTCAAAGTTTTCAGATTTAAAATCAACATTACCTCTTTTTACATTAACACTATCTCTATCAGCTTTTAGTCTATTAAGTCTTTCAGAGAATGGTGTATTATCTTCTTCAATATTATCATCAGTTATAGGTCTATCAAAATTATCTAAACTCATTAAATCACTACCACCACTATCAACACCTGATAGGAATTCATTTGAAGTATTACTACCCATTTTCATTGATTTTTTTTGTGGTTGTTTTTGTATTTCCTGTATTTCACGAGGTTGTTCTCGTTGACTTTGATATTCATCATGTGTTCTAATAGAGGTTGCTTTTGGTTTTAAAAAATTAGGTACTTCAATTTGTTGTGGTTTTCTAGGAATATAAGCTTCATTATCTCTCTGAAATCTTATATCATCCATTTGTTTTTTTATATCATTTCCTTTTTGATATTGATAATTATTAAAACTAGGTTCATCAGGAGGATTATCAATTATTGGTTTAAACATACTCTCAACATCAGGTTGAAAATTACCTGCTAATCGTCTAGTTTCTTCTGATTGTCTAATATATTTTTCATTACCTCCAATAACAGATTTTGCCCTATCTGGTATTTGAACTTGTTTTCCTTTATTTATATCAAAATCCCTTTTAAATTTTAAATTAGATGGATCAATACTAGAATCTTCAAAAGCATCTGGTAATCCTGGTGTTAAGTGGGAATAAAATTGATTTAATTCACTAGGTTGTGGTTGATTTGGATATTGTTGTTGTTGATTTGGAAATGGTTGTTGTTGATTTGGAAATGGTTGTTGTTGATTTGGAAATGGTTGTTGTTGATTTGGAAATGGTTGTTGTTGATTTACACGTGGTTGTTGTTGATTTGAAAATGATTGTTGTTGATTTACACGTGGTTGTTGTTGATTTGGAAATGGTTGTTGTTGATTTACACGTGGTTGTTGTTGATTTGGAAATGGTTGTTGTTGATTTGGAAATGGTTGTTGTTGATTTGGAAATGGTTGTTGTTGATTTGGAAATGGTTGTTGTTGATTTGGAAATGGTTGTTGTTGATTTGGAAATTGTTGTTGTTTTGCATGAATTCCTGTGAAATTACTATTATATTTTTGTTTTAATTTTTTAATACTATTTTGTAAAGAATAATTATTAAATTGTCCAAAAATATTATTAAAGTTATTGTTATTAATTTTATTTTTATCAATTGAAGTCCAAACAGAAGTCATGTTTTCAACAAGATTATGTATAATGTCTTTTTTAGCTTCTATACCAACATTTTGTAATTTTAATTCTTCAAGTAATTTTTTATTTAGTAAACTTATGTTTTCTTTTGAAAAAAAAATACTTTGAATATTTTTATCCATTAATTAATATTTTATTTTTAATTAAAAAAATCCGCATATATATAATATGAGGGGTAATAATTAGTCCAACTCAAAGTAGTAATAATAAATCTCTGATATAAACTAAATTTAATATTTCACTTGTATTGTCTAGATTAATAATTAATGAATTTTTATCAAAATCATATTTTTTATAATTACCTAATGTTTGATAGTAAATAAAATTATTATTAAATCTACAAATATATTTTTTATCAGTAATTACTAAAATTTTATAATTATTTGGTTCAATATATTGAACATCATTTTTATTCATAATTTGTGAAATAATTATTTCTATATCAATATTTGAGTACTTTTCTTTTTTATAATATTCTAAAACATAATCGCACGAATTTTTATTTAAAAGAATAAATTTTTTTAAAACATATCCAACCGAATAAAATCCAGAATATATTGGTTTATTTGGTAATGAATTTATATATGATAATATATTTGTTATATTAATAAAATTATTTATTTCTGTTATTAAAATATATTTAAAATCAAAATTATTATTTATATATTTAAGTGTTAAATCTAAAGATAAATTTAAATCATTTCCATTAACATAAAAAGTATTATTTTCAAATATAGTATCTTGTTTTATACATGTATTAAATTCGATAAATATAAATTTAACTTTTTTATATTTTTCTAAGTATTTAGAATGTATTTTTTTTAGTTTTTTAAAATAATAGTTTTCAGAATAATTTAATATTATTATTATTAATTCATAATTCATTATAAATATATTAAATATTTATTTATTTTACAAACACAAAACTCTTACAACACTGATTTTTCAGAATAATTAGAATTTAGATCATCATTATCTTCTTGCAGAACTATTGTTGTATGTGTTCCAAGAATGTTTGTATCTCCGCTATTAATTTTATCCCATGGAGGATAATAAATATCAGTTTGTAGATATTGATCTTGTTCTAATAAACCATAAATAATAAGTGCCATTTTAGAAGCATTTTGTTGTCCTTCTTTATGGGAATTACCAATACCAAAACCAATATATTTTTCTTCTTTTTCATGAGAAGAATTATGTTTTTCAACACCAACAATATATTTTCTTTTATGAGGTGGTCCTTCCATATAAATAATTTCATAATTAGGATGAGACCATTCATTTGAATGATGGTATTTAAGTAGAATATCTTTGTAATTACTATCACAGTATAATTTATCGCTATAATCAATTAATGTTTCTAAAAGATTAATGATTAGTAATAGACATATTTCAAAACCATTACTTAAAAATAAAGCTCCTAAAAAAGCTTCAAAAACATCTTCATGTATTTTATCTAAATTTCTACCATTCATATTTTCTATACTTTTTGAAATTATAAAATATTTACCAAGTCCAATTTCTTTTGACATAATTGGTAAATTTTTTTTATCTTCAATTTTTGTTTGTAGTTTTGTCATAAAACCTTCATTTTCTTTTTCATATCTATTAAAAAGATAAAAAGAAACTATTAATTTTAATACTCTATCACCTAAATATTCTAATCTTTCATAACTATTTTCTCTAAGTTCAAGTAATTCAGGTGGATTACCTAATTCTTTTTTTGAATCTTCTAGAATTTCAGGTGGATAAATAGTTTTTTTACAATAAGATTTATGTGTAAATGATTCTCTAAAAGCTTCAATATTATGAACTTTATCTATTTTAACATTAAATTGATTTAATAATTTAATAATATCATCTTCTTGTACAAGAATATTATTTAAATTATAAGGTATTTGTATAATTTCTTCTTCTCCTAAATTATTTGTAACTTTAAATCCTTCAACTATGTAATTTGTTTGCATTAACTATTAATATTAATAATTCTATAAATCAAAATTCAATTTTTTTATAAATTTATTGTAATATCAATTAATCCATCTTTTATTATTTCATCAGAAGAATATTTTTTATAAGTATCAATATTTTTTATTAATTTACCATCTGCTTCTATTAATATATTATAATTACTTAAATTATCTTTGTTTATACCTTGACTAATAACAAAATCTAAAATATCTATTTTTAAATTTGTACGAACATGTTGACATCTACTACAATATTGTGTATCTCTATTAATACCAAACCAAGATACAAAACCAGCATACCATAAATCTTTATTTTGCTGGGTTATTATTTCTGTTTTTGGATATACATATGCATATATCATTATTGATTCACGAGGTATAGGTATATCTATAAGATTTATATATGCATTTTGTGTTTCATATTTCTTTAAAGGAATAAAATTATAAGTATATTGATATTGATCTAAAGATATTATATTTTTTAATTGTAAAAAATTATTTGTATTATTTCTCCAACCAAAAGTAATATTATCAGAAAATGGTGGTAAAAATGCTTCTAAACTTTTTTTAGTAAATTTTTTTTTTGTATCATTATTAATAACTAACCAATTATAATAAAATCTATCCATATTACAATGATGTAACCAAAAAATAGGATCGAATGCAGCGATACTGATATCACTCATATTACCACCATCACCTCCAATTATATTATGTATTGAATTATGTGGTGTTTCTAGAGGTACATAATTATATGGTTTGTAAGTTTTTAAATTACTAACTAATTGTGAACTAAATTCTTCATATGTTTTAGCATGCAAAGTATTGTATAATTGTGAACGTATAGTTTTAATTTGTTTTAATTCTTTATTAGTAGTTGCTTTTATAAAACCATTTCTTATTGTATTAGTTTTTATACCATTTAGATAATAATATGCAGAAGCTAAAGGATTACGGATGGTAATATTTTTATTATCATATAGAATAGTTATTTCTGGAGAATTTAAAAAAGTATAATCATAATTTTGTTGTGTAATATCAAAATATGGTAAAGCTATATATGTTTTATCTTGTGATTTATTATATATATTTAATAATTTTTCAAATTCATTTATATATGGAACATGCCAAGAAATAAAAGGTTCTACCGAATGAGCACAATAAAATGGTTCTCCAGTTTTTGCTATTTTTGTAACAACATCAGCATCAGTAGGACATAATACATCTGGATCATTTGGTTTAAAACTGTTTCCATGAATACCACAAATTCGAAACCAATCATCAGAATCTTCTAAATTTTTTAAAGCCATAATAAACTTACCAAATTCATGAGGATAATTTTCTTTTAAAGTAATAATATTTTCACGAATATATTTCATATATATTTAATATAAAATAATTTTATTTTTTTTAATAATTATATATGAAATAATTGCAAATACTAATATCAATATATATTGAATCGTTAAATCATTCTTAAAATTTTGAGATAATATATATGTTCTTATCTCATTTATTATTCTGTTGTAATCATACGATTCAAGATTACAATCATCTAGATTAAATTTCTGCTCATATTTAATTTGCTCAAACATTTTATCGTGATACTCATTGCATTTATTTAAATATTCTATATCTATTTTATCTTCACCATCCCTTGACCTAGTTTTGATTCTATTTATACATGTATCAGGTTTTGTATGTAAATATATAAATTTATGTTCAGGTAGTTTTTTAACAAACTCTTCAAACCATTTATTATAAATTTGATATTCAAAAGTATTTAATTTTTTTGAATCAAATAACATTTTAGCAAAAATATTTTTATCTGTATATAAACTTCTTTCTGTAATAATTATACTATTTGGATGTTTTAAAATCGTATCATTTAAAATTTTATATCTACTAATAAGTGCCATCATTTGAAAAGGAAATGAATATTTATCAGGATCTTCATAAAATTTTTCAATAATATTTTTTTTATCATCTTTAATTTTAATCCATTCATTAACTGGTTCTTCTAAGAAAATAATATGCTCTTCATTTATAAATTGATCTTTTAATTTTTTAATAATTGTAGATTTTCCACTTCCTATATTTCCATCTATGCTGATAATAATTGACATTATACATGTATATGTTATTAAATGAATATATTTATCAATTTTTTATTGATCTTATTTTTTAGGTATCTTCTTCATTTTTTATGTATCTTCTTCAACAGGTAAAATTTCATATACAATATCTTTATAACTCATTATTCTCATTTTACAACAATACCTTCTAAGTTTTAATGATTGTAATAATTTCTCTTTTAATTTTTCTTTATCTTCTTTGGTATATTTAGGATTATCACATATTTCTTTACTTTTTGTCTCCCATTCTAATATTTTTTGACCAAGGAAATAACCACAAGTAGGACAGGTTGAATACAGCATTAATATATAAAGATACATATTTTTAATTATATTTTTCAAATTTTTTTATTATATAATTTAATTATGAAACCTGAAAAAAATAATACATTCAATCAAAAACAATTTAATAATGATTTTGAAAAAAATGATAATACTATGAATAAAAATAAAATATTAAATAAAAATTTATCATATGATATAGAAAAAATTATTTTACCACATCAACAAACAGTCGAAAATATAATAATTAATATTAGAGATATGATTTTTATAATTATTGATATGTTAGAAAGTCAAAAAAATCCAATACCATTTATTTTGTCTTCGGATTCAAGAATATTTACATGTTCTTTAATGTTAATTATTTTTGGAACATTATTATTAATATTAGGAACAATTTTACAATCGCCAAAATATTAAGAACAAATTTATAATAATTGAAATATTAAATATTATATTTTGGCTTTCCTACTTCTTTTTTACAAACCGGGCAATTATAATTATATTTACTTAACCATTCTTCAATACAATTTGTGTGAAATATATGTTCACAAGGTAAAATTATTACTTCATTATCTTTAACTAATTCATCCATACAAACACTGCAACATTTATCTAAATTATTTTCAAGAATTACTTTATTAAGTTTATTTTTTTCTTCTTCATTTAAAGTACAAATAACATTTTCTTGATTAGGTACATTTATAAGTTCTGAATACAATTCATTTGCAATAGTCATCATTATTCTATTATATGTAATTGATGAATTATTATCAAAAACTGTAAATACATTAGAACCGTTATTGATAAATGGTATATTAGTAGAAATAATTTGATTAATTTCTTCTTGATTTTGATTAATTTCTTCTTGATTTTGATTAATTTCTTCTTGATTTTGATTAATTTCTTCTTGATTTTGATTAATTTCTTCTTGATTTTGATTAATTTCTTCTTGATTTTGATTAATTTCTTCTTGATTTTGGTTAATATTATCTTCCAAATTTCTATTTTCTACATAATTCATTGTAGCTGGATTAATAATATTTCTTATCAGTGTATTCAATATATTATTACTTTGTGTATTAATTAATTCAGTATTAGAATTACCAAATAATTCAGTTAATAATTCATTTTGTATTTGTTGAGCAGATTTTACATCTTCTAAATCATCAGCATTTAAAGGTATACCAAAAGAATCATAAAATTCTTTTAATAGTTTATTTGCGTCAGTATTACTCATACCATTATCAATCATATTTGATTTAATTGCTTTGATAATGTCTGTTTCATCATCATATTCTTCTTCATAATAAGTACGTAATGCAAATAATTGATCAAAATCCATAAATAATTCTGTATTTATTATATACTATAAAATATTCAATTTTATTTATAAAATAAATTTAAAGGCAAGTTATTATATATAAATATGGAATTTCAAATAGAAAATATAAGAGATAACCTTTATTTAAAATATTTACATAATTTAAAAAATGGTACAAATAAATTAACAATAAATATTGATGATTTAACAAGCAAAATTAATGAATTAAGTGTTATAAATACAAATAGTGAAACAAAAGTTAATGATATAGTAACTGAAACAGATTTATTATCTGAAAATATAGATTATTTATTTTTAAAACCATGGAATAAAATAAATAAAATTCATAAAATAATTAAATTAAAAGAATTTGTTAAAAGTTTAGATTGTTCTGAAAAAGATAAAGAAAATTTAAAAGAAGAACTTATTGAAAATATCAAAACCAATAATAAATTTAAAATAACATATGATGAAAAAAAAGGACGTATAATTTCAATACCAAATTTAAGTTTTTCAAATGGTAAATATAATATAAACTAAAAACCAGCTAATATAAACTAAAAACCTGCTAATTTATAACCCAATTCTGTTAGTTTTGGTTTATTAATTGGTGTTATAAAATCTTCTTCATCTAAATTAATATATGGTGTTTTAGGTATAGTTAAATTTTTATAAGGATTATGTGTTGTTGTTAACATTGAATTAAATATTTGTTGTTTTTCAATAATTTCTTCATGTGTTGCAAAATTTCGTGGCATATAACATAAATATGTAATACATCTAAAATTTTGTTTTATTCTATTCTTACTTGGTTCTAGACCACAATGTATAGTTCTTCCATCCCATAAAACTAAAGAACCTTTAGGACATGATATTATTTTTTCTTTACATCCTTTTTTATAATAAAAATCGAGTTCATCTTTATTTAATATATACCAATCATTTGGATCTTTTATATCATAATAATCAGCAAATTCTTTATGATAATTATGTGAATTTTCTAAAAAAGCTAGTGTACTATCATCTTCATTAACATCTAATCCTGTTATCCAACTTTGTAAATGTGTAAAATTATTTGTTGTATAACTTTGATCTGTATGATACCATCTATATTGTTTAGTCCAAAATTCATCTCCTGTAATTTCAGGAGGGAAATGGAAAGATGATGCATCAAAACTAACCAATAATTCTTCAGGTTTTACATTCCAAAAATTAGCAAATACATTTACAATTTTAGGATTTTGACGGAGATCCCAAGCCATTTTACAATGACCAATGCCCCAAAACTTAACTATCAATTTAATAGAAATATTTTTTTGAAATAAATAATATATATTCTTATATGTAGTTTCATCATTTCTTTTAATAGGTTCTTTCCAATCTTGTGTTATATGTTCCAAATAGTCCCACATACTATTAACCATATTATCACATTCTTCATCATTTAGTAAATTAGGTATAACAGCAACACCGTATTTTTCAATTGTTTCTTTTAAATTGTCAATTGTAGTATAATAGTCCATTATTCTAATAATTGTAATATATTTCTAAATAAAAGAAAAAAAATTGTTATTTAAATAGAATATTATTAATATTTATAATTTATGAAGATATACAAAATTATAGATGAAATAAAAAAAATAATAAAAAACCCTAATATGAATCATAAATATTTGTGTCATAATACAAAAAATATTTATATGGAATTATCAAGTAAATATGATGTAGATTATGAATTAATTAAAATAATCATATATAATTTATGTAATAAAAATGAAAGTATGATATGTTATAGAGAATATGATAAATTATTTGATAAAATTAAAATTCCAGAAGAATATCAACAATTAGAAAAGCACTTTCAAAAATTAAAAAACTTACCACAACCTGAACAAAGAACTAAAGAATGGTTTGATTATAGACATAATAGAATCACTGCATCAGATACTGCTGCTGCAATAGATCTTAATCCTTATGAACCAGTTGAATCATTTATATTAAAAAAGTGCGATCCAGATCATAAATTCTTGGACAATGAAAATGTTTATCATGGGAAAAAATATGAACCAATAGCAACATTAATATATGAATATATTTATAATATAAAAGTTATTGAATTTGGTGCATTACCAAGTGAAAAATATAAAATATTAGGTGCATCACCTGATGGTATATGTTCGTGTAGTACATTAGATAATAAATTTTCACCTATGTTAGGAAGAATGTTAGAAATTAAATGTACTACAACAAGACATATATATACAAATGGAAGAATACATGGAAATATTTGTCCATATTATTATTATTGTCAAGTACAGCAACAATTAGAATGTTGTGATTTAGAAGAATGTGATTTTTGGCAGTGTAAAATAATTGAGTATAAAACACGAAATGATTATTTAGCTGATTTATGCAATAATACTGTTCATACTATAGGAACAAATGATGAACAAATAGAAATAGATACTAAAATAAAATCAGGTTTAATATTAAAATTTTTACCAAAAAAATGGGAACCAGAATTTGATGGAGATAGTATTGAATGGAAAAGTAAATTTATATACCCACCCCGCTTAGATATGGATATTATTGAATATGATTCATGGGTAATGAATACACTATCAAATTGGATGATTATTCATAGTGAATTAGCTGAAACACATATATTTGAAAAAATTGTGTATTGGAAATTAGAATCAAGCCATAATGTTCTAATAAAAAGAGATAGAAAGTTCTTTGGTAACATTTATCCTTTATTAGAAGATACATGGTCGAAAGTTTTATATTATAGAGATAATCTAGATAAATTAGATGAATTAAAAACTATAATTGAAAAAAGAAAAAAATATAAAAAATTTGATACAGAAATAAATATTAACGATAATGAACTTATTGAAAATAAATTAAATTTTTTATATGATAAGATTGAAAAAAAACCTGTAAAAAAATTTGAAAAAAAAAATATAGTTTTAAGTTCTGAATATGAAAATTGTGATTTTGTTGATTAAAAAATAATATAAACAAAAAATTTTCTTTTATAAAGTTATATAATGAAGAAAACTAAATCAAATAACAATGAATTATTTACTGGAATTAGAAGATTAACAAAATTATCTCAAAATAAAAATCTTAAAAAAAAAAGTTCTAGAAAATCTAATAAAAAAAATAATTTTGATAAAGAAACAGCTGATATGTTAAAAATTATTAATTCAGAATCTTCTGTTGAAAATAATCAAATGTATTTTCAAAGTAAATACAATAAAAATAATAAAAATATATCAAAAGATGTAGATATGACAATGGTTAATGATTTTGTACCTGTTGATGATCGTGGAAATATTATAGTTCATAATAGAATTGCTGATTTATTTGGTCCAGTTCAACAAATTAACTCGAATGTACCACAAATACCCAATAATATCATGTCAGAAGTTAATATGGATTTATTTAATAATCAAATGAATACATTAAGTCCAAATAATATGCAACAACCTTCTTTAGATATGCAAGTACAACAATTAAATAATATGATGAATATGCAAAATCAAATGCCAATGATGAATATGCAAAATCAAATGCCAATGATGAATATGCAAAATCAAATGCCAATGATGGGTATACAAAATCAAATGATGGGTTTTGAAAATCAATTAAGTCCTGTAAATACCAATATGGTAAATATGGGAAGTAATTTAGCAAATATTTATAATATACCAAAAATCAAATAAAAAGTTTTAATAAATTTTAAATTCAGGAATATTAATTATTTTACTAATAATATATGTATTATTATCTAATTTAATTTCATTACCATTATCATCAATTTCAATTTTACCAACAGGATAATTTAGTTCAAAATCATAAATAGTTTTTGTTTTATCATAATACCAGAATGGTTTTACTTCAGAATAAGTATCCTCTGTTAGTCTAATAACTGCATTAATTTTTTTAACTTTAATTTTTTCTGTTGTAGAATCTTTTGAATTAGATCCATTATTAATTTTTTGATCAAATTCTAATTTTTCTATATACGCAGGACCAACATTTTCTTCAAATAATGATTCTTCATTATATTTAAAACAACTATATTGACTACCTATCATATTATGATTTTTGAATAATTCACAATCAATAGCTACTTCTTTAATTGCTTCTATAAATGAAATAAGTAAATTATTCTTTTTTCTTGAAATGTTTTCCATTTTTTCATCTGTAGTTTCTTTTCCATTTTTTCTTACCATTTTATATCTAAAAACATCAACTTTACGTTCATTCATTGGTAATGCTTTATGATGACAAATTCTAACTGCTCTACCAATAATTTGTTCTATTCTTACCTCATTCCAATGAGGTTCCATTATATGAACTTGTCTTACATTATAAAGATTAATACCTTCAGTACCAGCTGGTGAAATCATAATAATTTTAGCAATTTTACCATATTTATTAAGTGGATCATTGAATAATTTTTTATTTTTCTCTCTTAATTCAGGACTAATACCACCATGAAATTCAACAAATCTAAAATTATCATATTCCATTTTTTTATCTAATTGTTTATAATTTAAATCATCATCTTCATCTAAACTGATATAGCCAAAAAAATTTAAGTATATTTTAAAAAATTGTAAACCTTCCATTTCAACATAATTGCTATAAACTAATACTGGACCTTTAGTTTTAAAAATATTAAAAATCATTGTAACCATTTTAGCTGAACATGTATAAAGTTGTTCAAATAATTTTGATTTCTTTTTTTCTTTTTCTAAAAATGTACTAAAACTAGAATTGTATTTAGAAGTAAAATTTTTAATGTCATCTTGTAGAGTATGTTTATCATTTTTATCTTTTCTATGTATTTCTTTAAAAAACTCTACAGTTCTATTAACATAATTTTTTATTGATTTAACATATTCAGCTAAATTTTTGCTAGCTTTGATCATTTCTTTTTGTTTGTTTTCATGTTTACCTTCATCAATTATAATACCTTCTAAATCTTTTATTTTAAACATACCAGGTCGCGGTCTTAATTCACCATTAATTGTATCACTAATGAAAGGAAATACAAAATTACATGCTTGTCTAGTATATGCATTATATGTTGATTGATCATTTTCAACTTTACCTCTTGACATTTGTCTTCTAATTTTTTCTTTATGTTCTTCAATTTCTTCAAAATAATTATATATTTCTTCATGATAATTATTCATAATTATATTTTTATAATGGGTAATTTTAGTAGCAAACTTATCTGGTGTTGCACCTAAATAATACGAAACTAATCCAGTTATTCTTCTTTGGAATTGATTTTTATTAGCTTCATTTAAAGATGTAAAATTAGATGATGATATGTATATTTGACTAAATATAGCTTCACTTGTAGGAAAAGATTCTGGTCTTAATAGATTAAATGCTAATGCTAATTCAAATGGTGTATTAATTGCAGGTGTTGCAGAAAGTAATAAAATCCTATTATTTTTATTTTCTTTTTTTTCTTGTTGTATATATTCATATATTACTTGTGCACGTTTACCTTTTTTTGTAGAAATATTATTATATACATTATTTATAAATTGATGAACTTCATCAATAATAAATAAAAATGGTTTAGAACTATCAAGTTTTTTAATTTTATCTAAAAAATCTCTATCTGCAAATGGTGAATCATAATTGACAAAGATAATATTTTTTAATCTATCTTCATAATTTTCTTTTTGTAACCAATTTCCAATATCTTTCAACCATGGATCATTTTTTAATGAGGCTTTTATTAATAAAACAACATTCCATTTTGGTGTATAATTATAAAGAATATTATAAACATTAATTGAAGTAACAGTTTTACCTGAACCTAACCCATGATAAACTAATAAGTCTCTAAAAGGAGATCTATAATCTAAATAAGATCCTACAAATTGTTGATATTTTTCTAATTCATTAGATATTTTTTCATTACATGGATCTTCACCTTCTTTTCTAATAATTTCAGGTAAAACATATTTTTTAAAATTTTTCATAATCCACAATGGAAATAATCTACCATTTTCTTCTAATGATATATCATTACCACCGGCAAACATATTACTTTGTAGATTCATTATTAAGAATCTAGAAAATAATATATACTAATTTTTTTATTATTTTTTAAAATTTATTTTTAACTTAATTGTTTGTTTTTACATTTTTTTAGAGGATTTTTTTGATACTTTCTTTGATACTTTTTTGGCTTTTTTAGCTTTTTTGGCACCGCCATTTTGGTTTTCATCCATAATAACTTCAGTTGAATCATTTCCACCCATCATTTTTTTTGATCCTTTTTTTGATACTTTCTTTGAGGTTTTTTTTGATTTTTTAGCACCACCAGTCATTTTTTTTGATCCTTTTTTTGATCCTTTTTTTGATACTTTTTTTGATACTTTTTTTGATACTTTTTTTGATTTTTTAGCACCACCAGTCATTTTTTTTGATACTTTTTTTGATACTTTTTTGGATACTTTCTTTGAGGTTTTTTTTGATTTTTTAGCACCACCAGTCATTTTTTTTGATCCTTTTTTAGATACTTTTTTTGATCCTTTTTTAGATACTTTTTTTGATCCTTTTTTAGATACTTTTTTTGATGATTTTTTAGATACTTTTTTTGATGATTTTTTAGCAGCTTTTTTTGCTTTTTTGGCACCACCAACTAGTTCGTCATTTAATTGAACATTTTTGTTTTCACCAAGAGTCATTTCATTAGAAACTAATTCTGAGGACATTCTATATATATTATGTGTGAAAATTTTTTAAAACTTAATATTTTTTTAAAATTAAATTTTTCGTATTTATAATTTCATTTCCTGATGTGTTATCAAAAATATAATTTGGAGGTGTTATTTTCTTACCTGAAGGTTCATATTTAAAGTTAAGTCTTACACCTTTTTTTTTTTTACTACTTCTTTCTAAAAAAGCTTCTCTTCTTGGATCTAATGCAATTCCATTACAATTTATAATAAAATCTTCAAAAGGTGTTTTATCAAGAACAGTTTTTCCTTTCAAATCTAAATATTTATTTTTTATCGTAATAATTTGATATAACATTATTAAATTATTTTGTTCATCTATTAAATTCTTATTTATTATTGCATAATTATAATTTGATAATAAAAATAAAATAACCAATTGATTAGTACCAAAAAAACATTTTTTTTTATCAGAAAATCTATTAACAATACACCTATTATTATTATCATATACTTTTAAAATCAAAATATCATTAGCATAAAATTCAACTTTTTTACCAAAAAATTCAAAAAAAGGTGTATATTCTTTAGTTGTTATTTTTTTAAAATATTTTAATAGTTTTTTATGTATTTCTTGTATATTTTTTTCAAAATCAATTGTAATAATCTCATAATAATCAATATTTATTGGTTCTATATTAAGTTTACTCATATAGTAATTATAAGCATATTTACCAATAACTATAAATTTTGAATTATGAATAATTTTTTTTCTTATAATATCAAGATCTTCATTTGGTGTTTTTTTAATATTTAAAACTAAACTATTTGATTTTTGTATAGGATAATGTTTATATAATTTTAAATATCTATTAAATGTTTTATCTAATCTAAATGAAAATGAAAATGGATCTGTAAATATTCTATAATTATCGATATACATAAAATTTGGATGAGCATATCTTATACCTTTTACTTCAATAAATTTCATTGAGTCGCAAATATTTTTAGAAATATAAGAAATATCACAATAATTTTCAAAATTAACAAATAATTTATATGTACCTTCATGTACACCTTCTGAACCTTGGATAAATTTAAATCTTTTTTTTTCATATAAAAAATCACATAAATCAATAATATCTTTTATGGGTTCATAAGAATAAAATTCAACATCTGGAGTATCAATTTCTTTATAAAAAACATCATTTTCATTTTTTATTTTAATTAATTGATTTTGTGCATAACCTCCATATATTATCCTTTTTTTACTTTTAATAAATTCTAAAATACAATCCATAACTTCTTTATATTCACTGAGTGTTGGTTCATAATTAGTTTTAAACACATAGTGTGCTTGATCTTGAATATTACTTATATTTTTTTTTATATTATCAATATCTTCTATACGATACATTAAATTGTATTAGAATTTAAATATTTTAATTAAGTATATTAAATTAGAAACTTTTGAATTATAATTTTATATTAAACAATTACTTGATATAATATATGTTAGACTTGATATAATATATGTTAGACTTGATATAATATATGTTAGACTTGATATAATATATGTTAGACTTGATATAATATATGTTAGACTTGATATAATATAGGTTAGACTTGATATAATATAGGTTAGACTTGATTAAAAAGCAGCACTAATAAGTGTATCAATATTATCCGATTTAAAATCTTCAGGAACATGTAGTTTATATGCATAAGGTTCTACAGTAAACATATCGTCATATTGTGTTAATATTTTTTCTTCAATGTAACTTTCTATAAATGATTCAAATGATAAATCGTCATTATTATCAAGTTTTTCAAATAAATCATAAATATTGTTAAACATAACTGGAACATTAAAACTAAAATCTTCTTCTTTCATTTTTTTAAATTTTTTATATAATTCTAAATCATAATCAAATTTTGTTTTTTTTTCTTCCATTTTTTTTTTATCTAATTTTAATTTATTAATTTGAGACATAATATCTATTTTTTGTTGTCCTAATTCAATAATTTTTTGTTGTTGTATTCTTTGATCTTTTTTTTTTTGTAAAAAAGCTTCAGCATCAAGTGTAAATAAATCTTCTGACTTATTATCTTCATTTAAAATTAAACTTTTATCAGAATCTGTATCGTTATCGAGTAACAATATTTTATTAGAATCAGTAGAACTAGATGATAGATTTTCAAAATCAACAGAAGTTGTATCACTATCACTAAAATCTTCATACATATTTTTATTTATCTTTATAGTTTTTTCTTTAATTTTAACATCATTTTTATTATTATACTGTTCTGTTTTTTTTAATATAAAAGAATTAGTTTCATAATATTCTAGTTCTATTTTATCTGTTTCTTTTATAAATTTACAGTTAATACAACTATTAACAAAAGTATCTACAGCTGATTTTTTCAAATAGTATCCACAAATTTTATTATTATGTTTTAAAATAATTATGTCTTTCATTAAAATATAAATAATATTATTTCTTTATTATAGTTCAATAAAGATTTATATTTATAAAAATGATTAAAATAGTAATTATGTATCATACAATTATTTTTGAAAATTTAACATTTAACCAAAGAGCATCTTTGATTAATTTTATTAAAATCAATTTTCCAAATATTCCTTACAATAGTTTTGGTTTAGAATCTAAATCAATTATTATTGTAAATTATGAAAATAATAAAATAGTTGGTTGTGTTTGTTTAATAAATAATAGATTATTACAAGAAATTTTAACAAAATCAAAGATATCCTTAGAAAAATATAATTTTGATTATGGTAAAGGTTTATTTTTATATAATTTATCGGTAGATGAAAACTATAGAAATAAAAAAATGGGTACAGAACTTGTTAATCAAGCATGTGAACTAGCAAAAAAATTAGGTATTGAATATATTCATTGTCATGCAGAAACTGATGTTTCAAGAAATTTATTTTTAAAGCTAGGTTTTATTGAAAACAAAACAATATTTGATAATAATAAAAACATATATTTAATGTCAAAATTTATATGATAATAAAAAATTGAATTTAATAAAATTAAATATAAATCATATATTATAATGAAAATTATAGCTTGGAACATTAATGGTATCAAATCAATATTAAAAAAAGAAGATTTAATAAATTTAATAAATACTGAAGATCCTGATATATTTTGTTTAGGTGAAACAAAAATAAGTTGTCCATTTATTGAAACAAAAGAAGAATTAAATAATAAATTAAAAAAAAAATATTATAATTATTGGAGTCCATGTAAAACAAGGAATGGATATAGTGGTACTGCAATATTTTCTAAAAAAGAACCAATTGACATTATTTATGGTCTAAATATCAATAATACAGAATATGATGAAGAAGGTCGTGTAATAACATGTGAATTTAAAAAATTTTACTTGATACATGTGTATACACCTAATTCTGGAGAAGGACTAAAACGACTTGATTTTAGAGTTAATACATGGGATAAAATGTTTATAAAATATATAAATAAACTACAAGAAAAAAAACCAATAATACTTTGTGGAGATTTAAATGTGGCTCATAGAGAAATCGATATCAAAAATTCTAAAACAAACTTAAAAACAGCTGGATTTACACTTGAAGAAAGGGAATCTTTTGATATAATATTAAAAAAATTAAATATTATTGATACATTTAGATATTTAAAACCTTCTGAAATTAAATATAGTTATTGGAGTTATAGATTTAATTCACGTGAAAAAAATATAGGTTGGAGAATAGATTATTTTTTAGTTTCAGAAAAAATATTAAAAAAGGTAGAAAACAGTGATATATTAACTGATATATACGGTTCTGATCATGCACCAATTATACTAGAAATAAAAGTTTAATAATTTAATTTATTTAAAAAAAAATATTTTCTTAAATAAATTATATAATGGAAGAACATCTTCTTATTGCTGTTATCGCTGCTTTGTTAAATATTTTATTTTCTATTTTAATTCCTCCTTTAATTAGTAATAGCAAATTACCATTTACTCAAGAAATAAAAAAACACTATGAATGCAATAAAAATTTTATTCTAGTATCAACAATCTTAATTGTAGTTTTAGTTTATATTTCTTTAAAAATAACACCTCATATTAAAAGTCAATTACTTGGAAATGTATCTGCTTTGAATGTTGTAAGTAATGTAACTATTCCTCAATTACCAGTTAGTACTTCTCAATTACCAGTTAGTACTTCTCAAATACCAGTTAGTACTTCTCAAATACCAGTTAGTACTTCTCAAATACCAGTTAGTACTTCTCAATGAGCACTAGTCAATTACCAGCAAGTGCTTAAATTATATATAAATTATAAAATTATATAAAGTTAATTTTATAAGATATAATTAACTTATAAATCTACATAATTTATAATTGGATATAAGTTTGTATAATGACCCATTCCTTCTAATTTAGTTGAAAAAATATTTCTTGCTTTAGGGTTTCCTGTACAAATATGATTTTCTGGTGCAATATAATAATCTGGAATATTATCAGCCAATGTCATATAATATGAACCTTTTGTCCACCAAAAATTACCACTATAATGTATTGGATTTATATGATTAATACCAACAGTATCATAATTGTCTAATTCTTTTAAACAATCTTTAAATTTAAAAATTAAAAAATATTCCATAACATTTCTCCAATCTGTTACATATTGATTGTTTTGTTTTGTTATTCCTTTTGAATGTAAATATAAAAATTTATCATTTGGGTTTATATATTTTTTAATTTTTAATAATGTAAATCTTTCATAAGTCTTATCATCAATACCAATGTCTTCAACAGAAAATTTATTACCACAACGTTTTATGTAATCAATACATTCTTTAACATATCTATCTTCTCCTGTTATAAAACAGTATATTTTTTTACATTTATTATATAAACCACTAAATATAATCTTATTAATTTGGTCTTTAACAACTTCTAATGTATATTTATTACAAAATACATGGTAAAATATATATATATTTCCTTCAGTGACTACATTATTAAAGGTTTCACCATAACTAAAATAAAAAAAAAGTAAAAACAAAATAATAATTATTATAATTGAATTCATTATAATAATTAAGATAATTAATTTTTGATGGTTATAAATATTAACTAATTATATATTCTTCATCTTCATAAAGACTTGAACCATGTATTTTATCAAAAAATTTACCAGCAACAAATAATAAAAATTTAGGATTATTTATAATGAGAATTTTAATTTCTTAATTATGATAATAAAAATGGATTATTATAAAAAATATTTAAAATATAAAATTTTATTTACAAAAAATCCAACAAATCAAAAATATCATAAAAAATATAAATATTACAAATATAAATTAAAATATATAAATTTTAATTATAAAATAAAAAATATAGAATTAACAGAAGATATTCAATATATTCTTTTAAAAATAGAAGAACATAATCGGAGAATTTTACAAACTTTTTATAATCAAATTCCAGATATTGATAAATATATGACTTATAATTCATTTATTTCAAGAATAAAATCAGAAAAATTTTTAATCAATTTAGATAAATTATTAGTAAATTTATTTGAAACAAAGAATAAATTTATAAGTGGAGTTGCTATTGATATTAAAGATGTTAATAAAATTATTTTATCATCTATAGATTTTGCTACTTATTTTGTATCTTCATTTTTATCAAGAATTTTACCAACATCATTAATAACTGATGAAACTTCTAAATATTCAGCAGAATTATTATCGTTTATAAATTTGAATGGTGAATTATATTTATCTGATATTATTGAAAATAATGATATGATAATAAAAAAATATACTAATGAAAAAAGACAGCTTACAGATAAAAAAGAATATAAATATAGAGAAACTATTTTATTATCTATTAAAGATCTAATAGATTATTTAAAAAAAATTATGTTAAAATCATTAATTGACCACACAAATGTAATATTACCAGAAAATTTTGAAGAAAATATAATTAACAAATTAAATAATTTTATATTATCTATTGGTTTAACTCCAAAATTTGAAGCAAAAATTATAAACTTAATAAAAATTTATATTCATCCAATTATCAATGATATAAATGAGAAAAATGCAGAGGAAAAAAAAAGGAACGAAAAAATGCGAGAACTTGATCTTCTAAAAAAAAAACAATTAGAAAAAAAAAAAAAGGAAAAAAAAGAAAAAAAAGAAAAAATTTATAATTTAATCAAAGAAAATTATAATAAAAAATCTGATAAAGAAAGATTAGAAGAAATACATCAGGAATTAATAAATAAAAGAAGTAAAAATAATATGTTTGATTTTTAAGGAAATAGACAATTTAAAATCAGTGTAAATAAATTATGATATTTAAGATCGATGTAATTAATTTAAGATATTTAAAGAAATTTTTGTATAAATTATAATGCAAAATGAAGAATATCAATATATAAATTTAATCAAAAAAATATTAGATAATGGTTTTTGGGAAGAAGGAAGAAATGGTAAAACAAAATCAATATTTGGGGAAATGATGAGATTTTCATTGAAAGACAATACAATTCCTATTTTAACAACTAAAAAAACAGCATGGAAAACTTGTTTAAAAGAATTATTATGGTTTATTCGTGGTGAAAGTGATAATAAAATCTTAAAAGATCAAGGTGTTCATATTTGGGATGGGAATACTACACGTGAGTTTTTAGATAGTAGAGGATTACATCATTATCCTGAAGATATTGCTGGACCGATTTATGGTGCACAATGGAGGAATTTTAATGCTGAATATAAAATTTATGATCAACAAAAAAAAAATAAACAAGACGGTATTGATCAACTTCAACAAATTATTGATGCATTAAAAGATCCAAAACAAAGAAACAGTCGTAGACTCGTAATGATAGCATGGAATCCTTGTCAATTAGATCAAATGGCTCTACCTCCATGTCATATTTTATGTCAATTTAATATACATGATGGTAATAAATTAAGTTGTACAATGTATCAAAGATCAGTTGATACAATGTTAGGATTACCATTTAATATTGCATCATATTCATTTTTAACACATTTAATTGCAAAACATTGTGGTTTAGAAGCATATGAATTTATTCATTTTATGGGTAATATTCATATTTATGAAGACCATATTGAATCATCCAAATTGCAAATTTTAAGAGAACCTTTTGAATTTCCAAAAATCAATATTAAATGTTTAAAAAATAATATTAGTGATTATGATATTAATGATTTTGAAATTATTAATTATAAACATCATCAAGAAATTAAGATGAGTATGATTGTTTAAAAAAAAGTGATATGAGGTCTTTTGAAAAAAATAATTAGGATTCTAAACCCAAATAAGAAAAAATTGAATAATTATTATATTAAATTAAATAATAATTATTATGTTTTACATATTACTAATAATTACAATTGCCTGCATTAATTGCTTTGATAATATTAAACGTTATTCCAGTTCAAATAAATTATTTAGATTATTTGGAGGAATAAATAATGAAAATGGAGATTTTAATTATGAAAATGGAGATTTTAGTAGAGACAGAGATTATAATGATAATTTATTTTTGGCTTATCATAAGTGGATTAAACATAGTTTTCAGAAAGAAAATAAAACAAAGAATAATGATGAAATATTACAAGAAGAACTTAAAGAAATTTATAAAAATAATCTATATATATTGAAATATATGGAAAAACATAATAAAAAAAGAAATTATAATTAATCTAATAACAATGACCAAATATTATTTTTTAATACACACCCAACATTTTCAATTTTTTCTTTAATATTATTTAAAAATTTTTCATTAATAAAATTAAGTGTATATGTAATTTGTTTATCTTTATTTTTAATAACAGAAATATCAATATTTCTACCTGCTATTTTATTTATTTGTTTAATTCTATCTTTAATTCGATCTTCTAGATTATATGGAAACGGATATTGAGGATGATCTATTGGTATCATAAAATAAGTTTTTTTATTACCATCTTTTGTTGTAGAATATTTTTCAAGTTTTAATAACATATTTTTTAATTCATAACAAATTTGTTCTCTAGTTAAATTATTAATTCTATTTATATCATCTTTTGTAATATTTGGTATTTTTTTTATAAGAGTCATTAAATATTTTTTATCTTTAGCAGTAGAACAAACAGCACCTTTAAAAGTTGGTATACCAGTACCACGTTTTTTATTATGTGATTTAGATATTGGTTCTCTAATTTTAAATAAATCTTCTTCATTTGATGCAAGTTTATTAAAGTTTTTATCAATCAAACCAACAATAAAATTTTCGTCACGATCATTATAATAATCAAGTACAGATTCATAATCATAACTGATATTTTCTTGTTTAATTGATGATTCATTACTATTATCAATTTTTACATTATTAAACTTTTGTTTTACATAGTTTTCAACAGAAACCATATTTGTATTAGTTAGAGGTAAGTGTTCACGATAAAACATTGATACTTCTTCATTTTCATCAAATGGTTGAAAAATATAATATTTACCTCTTTGAATAATATATCCTGGTCTATTAAATTTATCATAAATTGTATCAATAAAATTATTAAAATCATTTTCTGTTTTAGGCATCATATCTTCAATTGCTTGATCTAAAAAGTAATCATCAAATAATTCTAATTTTTCTTTGTTTAATGATTTTTTGATTATTTGTAAAATTTCATCATATAAATAAACATGTTTAAATTTATATAAATCTTTAATTATATTTTTAATTGTATCAATCTCAAATTTAGCTAAATCATCATTAAATGTATTATAATCAATTTGATTTTTTTCTAATGGAATATATCTTTTATTTTTATTATCCCAATATTTATCATTTAATTGTTTAGAATCACATTTATATTCACATTCTTTAAAATCACATATTGCAGGACATATTTTTTTACCACTTTCAACATTTTCAAGAGTTGGATAAACACAATCTTTATATTTTTCAACTTCTTCAGGAAAAATATTACCATTTAATAATAAAGGACAATCAATAGACACTTCTTTTATTGCTCTTTCTACATCTTTTATTAATAAATATTTTAATTCTGCTTTTTGATATAAAACTTCGTCAGTTGATAAAGGTACATTTTTTTTTTGTTTTTTTGTTAATTCTTGTTTTTTACCATCTGGATATAAAGCTACAACATATCTATAAACATTTACTTTAGGAAATCTATATTCATCAGTTATTGTATTCATATGTTTACACATTCTAATACCACGACCAATAACTTGATCGACTTTACCTAAATTATAATGAACATCTAAAATATGTATTTCTTTAACATTTTCTAATGTAATACCTTCATTCATTACCTTTGAGCCTAAACATAATTTAATTTTTTTACCATTAATATTATCTTGATTATTAAAAACTTCTCGTATAATTTTTTGTTTAATTTCTGGTATATCTTCACCAGAATCGTCACTTGCACCTGTGATTAGTATAAAAGTAGAAGGTTTAAATTCATTGGTTTTTCCCAATTTTTTAAATTCAGAATAAGGTCTTCCCGATAAATAATCAATGGTATTATCTTTAATATCATAATTTTTATAATTTTCTTGATATTCTAAATATCCATTCTGAATCAATGTTTCAGCAAATATTTCAATACCACCTGCTTTTACTAAATTAGAATAAATAAATGCAGTTCCTGCACTTTTATCATATTCAGTATTATTGTATAATTTATCTAATCGTTTAACTGTTTTATAAAATTTAATTGAAAAATATCTTAAATACTCTTTGTTTAAAATATGTCCAGTTATTGTCTTGTTCTCATTCAATATTAAAAAATTATTTTCAATTTCTTTATTAAGTTTACCACCAAAAATCTTTTTATTAATTAATGATCTTAATTTATCACCATCTGTTTCTAATTGACTAATAATTATATTAATTCCTTCATTTGAAAAATAACCTATTAGATCATTTTTATCTTTATTAAGACCTGGAAAAACAAAGTTTGCAGAAGCAGAAGAAGCTCTATCTAATGTATCATCAAAAAATTTAGTAGTTTCTAAATAAGTTTTATATTGAAATTCTTCCATAAAACATTTAACAACAGGAGTAAATAATAAACCTTTGGATAGAATACCTTTATCAATTCTTTTAGCAAATGTATATGGTATATTTCCTCTAAAATAAGAAACATAACCTCTCGCTTTTTCTTTTAAATATTCTAGACCATTTGGTTTAACTTTCATACCATAACCTCTTTCACCAGTAAAAATTTTTTCTCTTTGTATTTGATCATCCAATGGTCTAATAAAATTTAACATATCAATAATATCATCAGCTAAATTCTTCATAGGAGTAGCTGTTAATAAAATAATAATTAAATTTTCTGAAGATTTAATGATTTTTTTTAAAGCTTCACCATAATCATTACCAGTTAAGTTATGAGCTTCATCAATAATTAAAACTGAATTATTCATATTTGTTATTTTATCAACAACAATTTCTCTTTCAATTTCACCTTCTTCATTTTTACGATAAGATGATTTAATTTTATTATCATCACCAATTTTTTTCTCAGTTATTTTTTCTCCAAGAACTTTTTTATAAAATGATTTATAAGATAAAATTTTATAATATTGCATTGATCCATTTATTGCTATTTTTATTTCACGATCTTTTTCAGCTTTAGTCATTTGATTTAGTAATTCTTTATTTTTCAGATAAGTTTCACCTGTACAAAATAATAATTCTGATTTAAAGTTTTCACGTATATTTGGACCTGATGTTAAAACATATATTTTTGTATTATATTTTCTAACTTGTTCTTTAAATTGTTCAGCTATAGAAATTGCTGTACAAGTTTTACCTACACCTGTACCATGCATAATTAATAATCCTTTATAAGGTGTATTTGGATTAATTAAATTTGATAATATTGCTTGTGACTCTCTTAATTTAAATTCACCTTTGCAATTTTGATCTCTATAATTTTTAACTTCATCAAATGTTTCCATTTTTGGTCTTTGATTTATATAATGATAATAAAATTCCCTTTTTTTGTATATCTTACTTTGAATATTTGGATCAGTAGGATTTGGATATGAAAAATCTTTAATTAATTTTTTTTTACTCATAATTATTAAGTATTAGAATTAAAAACATTTTATAGAAATTAAGTTTAATAATTAAAAATTTTATTTAATTAATTTAATGGAAAAAAATAATCTGATTAATATATTAGATAGCATAGAAAAACCCTCAAGAATTTATAATTCTATATATCGTAAGAACTTAAAAGAAAAAATATCAAAACTAAATAATAAAAAAGATTACTTATTTATTTATGGAAGAATTAGCAAAGAACTTGAATCAAAATTTTCTGTAAATAAAAATGGTGTTTATTTTAACATCAATTTGTTAAGTGATGAGTGTATTAAAGAATTATCAGATTATATTTCTGATAAAAATGATACAGAATCTGCTACAGAAATATCTAAAATAAAATATGAAACCTACTATAAAGAAAATGAAAATGATATGGAATTTTCTTATGGTACAAAATTTAGTAATCAAGAAAAAACTATTTTGAAGAAATTACATCAGAAGTAACGACCATTTTTAAGTTTATTTGATCATTATATATTTCATAATATTTCTTATTTCTAAGTTTTGATTTATTAATATAAACAATTATTTTATTTTGATAATTATTTTTTAAAAATTCAAATAATTCACTTGAAATATCAGAATATAACATCTTAATTAATAAATATAATCTTACTGTTAGTTTATAATTCCATTTATCAAGAACTAAATCTTTATTATTATCAATATACAAATATTTTGTTATATTTGTATACATAATATAATTTCCATCAATATTTTCATATAATTTTTCATCACCTTCAATAAGATAATATGTATTTAAATCTATAAATATACCTAATGGTTTATGTAAAATACAATTATTTTTAACATTTATTTTATTAATTTTTTTTATTGGCAAATCATAATCAATAGCAAAAAATGAATTATTATTTTTTTTATTTAATGTTTTAATTAATAAATATATTGGTATTATATATACAGTGTTATCATCAATATTTTTTTTTGATAAAACACCTATTATTTTATTATTTTCATTAAAAACTGGTGAACCTGAAAAAGATCTTTCTACAACATTCTCATCTATAATATCTGCTTTTATATATAATATCTTAGGATTAGTAGGAACATTATTTATACATAAAAAATGTGGTGTTGCGTTTGTTAATCTAATTTGTTTTATATCATTTTTAATAAATAGTATTTGATTATTTTTAATTATCTTATTTTGATATTTAGAGAGTGGTTTAATATTTTCAACACTATTTTCTGATTTTAAAATTAACAATTCATTCCAAACACTATCAATATGTATTTTTAATTTATTTTCTTTATTATCAGTTAAATAACAATTTTTAATTGGTAAACCATGATTTGTTGTAATAATATATTTTTCTTCATCCAAAGTAAAAACAAAACCTTTTAATAAAATTTCATATTTTATGTCATTAATAGCCTGTAATTCACATGTTATATTTACGGTGGTCATTAATAATTAATTATCTATTAAATTTATTTTTTTTTCAATTTTTTAATAAATTTTTAGTTGCTTTTACATATTGATATAATATAGGATATTCATTTTTATCTACATTATCAAATAATACTTTAGTTTTATCAGTTCCGTTTGTAATTTTGTATATTAAATTTTCAAAATAATACCCATTATGTTCTAATATTTTTATAGCTTCTTCATCATCATAATTTATATATATTGTTTTAAAATTATTTGAATTATAGAATAATGGTAAAATTGAACATAACCATTCAACTTTTATTTTATTTGTTATTTTCATTTTTAACATTTTATTATTAAATGGAATATTATTTTTGGTGAAATTATATTCTTGTGTTTGGTTATCAAAGCCAATATAAAAAATATATGGTGCATTATTTATTTTTGTATCAAAATTTATTAATTTTATTATATCTATTCCTGTATGAAATATTTCATTTTTCATTTTAAAACAAAATTGGTAAGGATAACCAAACATAAATGATTTTATTATTTTTTCATAAATTGTATCGGTATCTAATGTTTTAATAAAACTAGAAGAAAAATTTTTCATAATATCAATTATATTTGGTTCTGAATATTTACTATCACTATTACGTTTAATTGTTAAAATATCAAAAATATTTTTTGTGTAATTTTCAATAAATACTAAAAATATTTTTGAATTGATATTATTTTGATTACACCATATAATAATTTCTGATTCATATTTTTTGAAATCATTAAATATTTCATCAGTTAATAAACATTTTATATTTAATAAATTTTCAAAACATTTAATATCATAAATTTTATTGTTATTGTAATATGTTATTAATAAATTCCATAATTCAATATTAAATTCATTAGGTATATTTTTTTTATCATTTTTATAATATGTTATAAATGTATTAACAATTTTTATAAATAAACCAAAATATTTTTTTGTTAAATAATTAATTGATGTTATTTTAAAAACATTGAAATTATAAAATTTTTTTTTAAAATTATTAAAAATATCAAATAACATCTCTATCTCTCTATCTTGATTATCATATGTTTTACTTATTTTTATGTATAAATTATTTATTGACATATTTATTGATTTAATTAATGTCATAATTGCAATTGTTTCATTTAAACAATTATAACCCATTGAAGCTAAAATTACTAGTGCTTCTTTATCTGTATCAATAAAATTTAAATTTTGTTTTATTTCAGATATAAAATTATATATTTCACAAACATAAAAATTTTTATATAAAGGTTTATAATTTCTTGATACATATGTTTTAACATCAATATCTATTAGTATCATTTTTGTTGTTAGCCTATGTATCATTTTATAAAATACATTTTCTTTTAATTGATTCATTTTTTTTGAATTAAAAGAAATAATATTATTAAAAATATTCCTTTTAATTAAAGCTTCATATGGATGTATTAAATAAAAATTACCGTCTAGATCAAATAAATTCTTAATATCATAACCAGTATTAAATCTTTCAAAAAACTTATATTGTTTATCTTTCATATTTTCAAAATACTTATCATTCCAATAAATTGCATAATCAATATAATTTATATTATATTGATTTTGAATAATAGATAATATATTTTTTTTTATAATTTCTATATTTTTATCTAAATCATTATATTTCAGCTTATCAAAATTATTTTCATATAATTCATAAACATTTGGATCGCAATCTTTTGGTATAATATTACCTTCAATACTTTCATTTAATTCAGTAATAATTTCTTTATCTTTTTTAATTAATTGTAAAAATGTTTCTTCAAAATTCATTTGACTTATTTTAAATTTAGGTTTAACTTTTTCTCTTGAATTTTTTTCATAAACATAGTAAACTGTACCTTCTGCAGTACGACCTACTCTACCCTTTCTTTGTTTTCTACTTGCTTCTGAAATTTTTTCTATTTCAATATTATACATATCTAATTCTTCATTATAAATATTGGTTTTAGTATAACCTGTTTCAACAACATACCGTAATGAAGGTAAAGTTAAAGATGCTTCTGCAACATTTGTAGCTATTATTATCGCACGTTTATATGTACCAGGTGAAACATTTTCTTCAATATATTCTGAAGACCACGTATTATGTACATTTGATCTTTTACTTTTAATAGATCCAATAGTTTTATCAATATTTAAAATGATATCTTTATATCTTTCATTTAATTCGGATAAATATGGTAATGTAATATTGCCTTCTGGTAGTATTTTATTTAAATATTCGACAGAATTCATAATATCTTTTATTCCATTAGCAAATAATAATATGTCACCTCTTTGTGTTTCATTACATATTTTTAATATGTAATCATATGATTTTCTTAATGTCAGATCTGAATTAAATTTATCAGGTTTATTATCATCTATAATTTTAGCTTCTAAATATTTCTCTGTAATTTTATATTGTGTTGTTTGACCTGGTGGAGAAATATGAAATCTTCTATCTAAATATATTCTATCAATAATTAATTTCATATTTTTTTTAAAAGGAATTAATGATGGTTTTATAATTGGATAAATTAAATTATCATTAATAAATCTAAAATATCTTCTATATATTGGTTCATCTTCTTCTAAAGTTGCAGACATGATTACAAATTTTACATCATTATTTATATATACACTATTTCTTAATAATGTAGTTAATAAATCCATATAAACATTATGTTCATGAGATTCATCTATAATAACAATATCATATATATTTTTATTTCCAAAAATATATGTATCTCTATTTTTATTGTATATTTGTTCTTTTAATAATCCATTTTTAATTAATTCTTGAAATAATGAACCATCAGTTGCTAATTTTAGTGATAAATGAGGACATATATTTTTAATATGATTATCTTTACTATATTTATATTGTAAATAATAATTATCTGTTTTTATTTTTCCATATTTTTTATGAGGTACTTTTATTTGTATACCCATCTCTTGTGATATCCATTCAGAATTGCCTACAGTGACATTAATTCTTGGTTGTGTACACACTAATTTTCCATTTGGTTTATAATCTAACATTTTAACTGAATACATTAATAATTTTGGGACTTGTGTTGATTTACCTTGACCAGTTGCACCAGTAACAAACAAAACACGATGATTCAAATAATGATTGTAAAAATTTATTTGACTAACCCAATCCATTGCATAAAAAGAATACCATTTTAGTTTAGTTTGTAAATAATTAAAATATTCTACTTCTTCATCATTTTCTAAAATAATTTTTTTTAATTCAGAAAATTTTTGATTAGTTATAAAATAATATGCTTGTTTCCATTCAGGATGATTAGTAAAATTTTCTTTTATATTTTTATTACTAATAATAAATTCATTAAGTATTCCATTTTTAACTAAATATTCCCATACAATTGTAAATTTTATTTTATCCCATGAATTTATTATTTCGCTAATTTTTTTATTATAATCAAAAAAATTTAACTCATAACCGTATTCAATATTTAAATTTTTTTTTATATTTAACCAATTTTTATTAACTAAGTTAAAATTTTTCCAAAATATTTCTTTATCATTATCATTTAATGACTCATATTTTTCAGGTAATAAGTTCCATTTTATATCATGTGATAATGATTTAGCAATATTATAAAAGTTTTTTAAATTACATTTATCAAATTCAAAAAAATCTTTTTTAATTTTATTATTGACTATTAAATAATCATAAAATATTGTATTTTTTAAATAAATTAATGCTTCCTTAATATATTCCCATACTATTTTTGGATTAATATTTTTTAAAAATATGTCAATATGATAGTTTTCAATTTTTGATATTTGATTAATTATTTCATTAGAATAATCATTATCTCTATTTTCATCATTTAAATCATTTATAGTAAATATATTTTTTAATTTCTTAAATTCAATAGGTCCTTCTTCAAATATAGTTAATTTATGTGTATAATTATTAACTAAAAAAATTAAAAAATTTTTCCATAAAATATATTCATTATCAGATATTTTTAAGTTTTTTATATTATCAATAAATTCATGTTGTTCATCAATAGTAGTATACTCTAAAATCAAATCAATATTCAAATAATTATTAATATGTTGTAAAAGATATAATTTAGTATTATTGATTGTATAAGGAAATATAATCCATTTAATTTTTTTAATATTTTCATAAAAAATATTTCGATAAACGTTATAAAATTCACCAATATATAACCCATTATAATTTATGTCATAAATACCATCGAAATAATTAGTAACAGCGTTATCTAAATGCTTTTGTGTTTCTTTAAAAATATAACTATTTTTATAAGTTTCTAATGTTAAAGGACAAATATTAATCCAATTAATATACATTTTACCATTTATAATTGATAATGTATTTAACAAACTTAAAAATTTATTAAAAATAATTTTATAAATTAAATCATCTTCTAATTTACCATCTTCTAAAAATAAACCGACACCCATTGTTGAATATTTAAAATATTCTTTAATTGCAATGTTTTTATCTATTTCATTAATTGTTTCATTAATTTCTTTTAAACACATAATCTCATTTAAATTATTTAATTTATTATAAATATTAGTTTCATCATCATTTAAAAAAGGTAAAAATAATAAAGTTATTGCTTTAATGTCTTGATTATTATTTTTTGTAAATTGTGGAAATATATCTTTACTATTTATATTAAATAAATTTTTGATTCTTATAATTAAAAAAAAACATAATTCAGATAAAATATTTAAATCTATTTTATTTAGTTTAGTAAACCAGTTATTAAAAAAAGTATAAATATAATTTTTAAATTCATTTTCTGTTTGTTCATGTATTGTTTTTATTTCTAATAAATAATTTTTATAATTAATCATTATAAATAAAGTGATATTTTTAATTAAGTTTAGCGTATTTCCATTTGTTTTGATCGAAAATTAATGAAATTTTACCTGTAGAATAATTATCCATTGATTCAGTTTCTGGTTTTATAGAAACATTTTTATTAATTATTTGTAAAATATTTTTACAATGTCCTTGATGTGTAACAAGTAAAATATTTTCATTAGTTTTATAATATTTCTGAATAATAAATTTTAATATTTTTTTTGTTCTATTTTCAAACATTTTTTCATCTTCAGGATACTCTAATTCTGTACTTTTAATTAAAGAATTATATTCAGGATTATAATTAAATTCTTCACATAAATAATCAGGTAATTCAACATTATAAGATTTAGGTGGTATAATATTTGAATGAAGTATTTCACATAAGCCATATTCTAAATTTATTTTAATATTTCTATATTTAGAATATGGCAAAATTGTTTGTAAAGTTCTTATAAATGGTGATGATATTATTGTCGTTATATTTAATTTTTCAATTATAGGAATTAAATTAATTGAATTTTTTAATCCATTTTTTGTTAGTGGACTAAAAAATGATGCATCAATTGTTCTTTCTTCATGTCTTAATATATATATTTTCATTATAAATAAAATGAGATAAATTTTATAATAAAATTTTATATGATATTATAGGAGTAATGAATATTACTATAAAACATAAATTTTGCATTGTAATTGGTTTAGATTATATAAATGATAAAGAAAAAAAACTTAAGGGTTGTATTAATGATACAATATTAATTATTAAACTATTAATAGAAAATTTTAATTATGAACCAGAAAATATTACATTATTTACAGATTACTCTAAAAATAAAGCAACAAAACAAAATATATTTAAAAAATTTAAAGAATATATTGATAACAGAAATAATATTGAAACAATATTAATATATTTTAGTGGTCATGGAAATAATAATTGTATATATATTGATAAAAATGAAAGATTATTTGATTATGAAGTTAAAACAAATTTGATAAATTATCTATTACCAACTACAAAAATTATTTGTATTTTAGATTGTTGTAAAAGTGGTAATTTTTTTAGAATTGGTAATTGGTTTACCAATTTTAGAATATATGAAAATAGTATTAAATTATTATTAATTTCTGCATGTAATAATAATGAAATTGCTACAGAGTTTTATGATAAAAAAAATTCAGTTACCTTTGGTTTATTTACTTTTTACTTTTTTGAAATTTTATCAAGGTTTAAAAATTATAGTTGGATTGATTTATTAGATTTACTTAAAAATTTTATATTGAATAAAAATAATCAAACCCCTCAAATTAAAACTATTAATTATAATTTAGATGAAAATGTTACTTTTTAATTTATTGTTGAACACATTCTGGTGCTCCTCCTTCTACATTTACACGGGTGCCTGTTTGAAACGGTGTTTTTGGTTCTCTTGATTCACTTTCTTTATAATCAGACATAACTGTCTTTGAATATTTTGAATTATTAACTCTAATTTCTACTTCTTTATTTGATTCTTGTTGATCAATTGATTTTAAATTATATTGTAAATTTTGAATAATATCAGGTTTTGTTATTATTGGTAATTTAAATTTAAAATTGATTATTAAATCACCTTTTTGTTTTGTTCTTAAATCTGTCATACCTTCACCAAATATTTTTCTTTTTGTTTCATAGTTTGTTACACCTGTATGACTTAAGTGTAAATTTCTTCCATCTAAATGAGTTATTACTTTATCAAAACCAAACATTGCTTGAAATAACTTTAATTCAATATCAACTATTAAATTATTACCATCTCTTTTAAATATATTATGTTCTTTTTCTTGTATAACAACAATAACATCAGTTTTACCTTCTTTTAAATTATGACCCATATTTTGTAAATGTATTTGTTGACCATTTGATAAACCATTTTTTAATGGAACATTTATAGAAACATCTTTTAATTTCCATCCTTCACCTCTACAATCCGAACATGAATTAGGATTTGCAATTTTCCCACTTCCTCTACAATTTCCACATGTACTTTGTACTTGTTGTATCATTGGACCCATTTGAATTATTTGAATTCTTACACCTTTACCATCACAATGATTACATTTATTTATATTACCTCCACATTTTTCACAACAATTTTTTTGTTTAAAATTTATTCTAATATTGTGTTCATTATATATTTGTTCTAATGTTACTTCTTGTTGAATTACTATATTTTCTTTTTCAGGTTCTCTTCTTCCACCAAAACCTGAAAATCCACCTCCAAACATATTAAATAAATCTTCTGGATTAGGACCTGCTGCAGCATTTCCATTAGCCATATCTAAACCAAATTGATCATATAATTTTCTTTTTTCTGGATTTAATAATATTTCTTTTGCTTCATTTAGTTCTTGTGTTTTTTTAGTTGCTTCTTCTAATTTATCTTTATTTTTATCTGGATGCCATTTTTTTGCTAATAGTTTATATTGTTTTTGTATATCATCATCTGTTGCATTTGGACTTAATTCTAAAATATCATATAGTTTTGTATCTTTAACCATTATTATTATAGTTTAAGAATCTTTAAATAATTTAGTAAATTACACTAATATAAATATCACAAACATTTTCATTTGTTTGATAATATGAGCTTATGCTATTTAGACGTTGATCAATTTCATTTTTAAATAAATATGGTGGAATATAAATAATTAATTTTGGATTTCCTACAAAATCTATTTGTTTATAAGGTCCTTTTCTATCTTTAAATTCAAATATTTTTGTATTTTTAAAGTCAAATGATGTTAACCAAAAATTTATATATAAACAATTATATTTTTTTACTTTTATTGTATTTAATAACTTAGAACTAAACATTATAGAGCCTTTTAAGTTTGTTTGGTTTTTTAAAGATTCATTATTTTTTTCTGATATATAAAAAGGACTTTCTGATGAATAAGGTGGCATTTCTGATGAATAAGGTGGTATTTCTGATGAATAAGGTGGCATTTCTGATGAATAAGGTGGTATTTCTGATGAATAAGGTGGTATTTCTGATGAATAAGGTGGTATTTCTGATGAATAAGGTGGTATTTCTGATGAATAAGGTGAATTTTCAAGATTTAAGATAATATTTGATAATTCCAATACAAATAAATCTATTTTATCATTACTATTTTCTGAAGGAGTATAATTATAAATAAAATTTAATATTTCATCTTTTAAATTTATATTTTTTAGATAATATTCTAAAATTGTTCCATTATTATTTTTTATTTTCCATTCTAAAAATTTTTGAAATATAGATTTTGTTTCTTGAAATTTTTCAATAGATTTTTTAGTATTTATTATTGTTAAAAATCCATCTTTTGATGATATTTCTCTTGGATCAAAATTAATAATAAAATTTCTTGATATATAATCGTTATATTGTGTACCATGCATAGTATATTGTAATAAAAAATCTTTTTTTTTATTTCCACTTTTCATATTTGTGAAAAACATTTTATTTAAGCATGATTGTGTATCTTTTTTATTTTCATAATCAAAATAAACATATAATTTATTTACTAAATTTCTTTTACTCATATTACATGCTACATAATCTCCAAAAAAATATATGGTAGGATTCCCTATATAATCTAATGATGTTACTTCTAATCTTGAATTAAATTTAGTTAGTGTTTTTTTATCATCAGGATCACGACATAAATTATCATTACTGTCTCTAGCTAAAATTTTATTATTATTATTATTTAAATCTTTAATATTTATAATTTTAATTTTACTATTTCTATGCAATAAAACAATTTTTCCGTTAGGTTTCATGTTAATAGTATTAACAATTGAAAAAAAGTTTGGTTTAATTGTATCAACATAAATAATATTATTAGGTAAATTAAATGGAAAAATTTGAAAACTATGGTGACCACCTTTTGAACATGTTGTATCAGTACAATCTCTATTTACTGTTGATAAAATAAATGGTTTTTTTTGAAATCCATTAAATACTTTTGATGGAACAACTAAACAATCAATATTAATATTTTTTATTTGATTTGAATTATTAACTGTTATTGAATCATTTGTAATAAAATTTTTATTATCACAATTTATAAAATTTTCAATATTATCTATAATTTTTCCATTTGAATCTATAAAGTACATTATTATAAAGTTAGAATATATTTTTTATATTTAATTTTAAATAATTTTTCCTTCTTTTATTTTTATTATTTTATTAACTAAATTTAAGTTTTGTTCATCATGTGTTATTATAATCAATGTAGTGTTTAAACTTATATCAGATATTATTTTTGTTACAGCTAATCTAGATTCATTATCCAATGCAGATGTTGGTTCATCTAATATAACTATTTTATTTTTCTTATTATAAGTTCTTAATAATTGTATAATTTGTTTTTGACCTCCAGATAATGAATCGCCATTTACACCAACATTTGTATTAAATCCATTGGGTAAATTTTTAAATATGTTTTGTAATGCATATTTATCTATTAGTAAATTAATTTGTTCAGTACTTAAATCATTGCCATATTGTATATTTTCTATTATTGTTTTATTAAATAATTTAGTATTTTGATTTATATAACTCACTTGTTTTCTTAAACTACTTAAACTAAAATTATTTATATCTTGATCATCAATAAATATTGTACCATTTGGTATTTTATAGTACCCCATAATAAGTTTTATTAATGTAGATTTACCATTTCCAGACGGTCCAACAATTGCAACTTTATCATTTGAATTTATTGTTAAATTAAAATTTTCAAATATTTTTTTATTATCTGTATAACCAAAAGTCAAATTTTTAATATTTATTTTTCCTAGTGTTAAATTAATTTCTGGTTTCTCAACTCTATCAATATTAATTAATTTAATATAATCATTAACACTTGATATAATACCCATATGATTTGTATAATCAGGTAAATAAGTTATAACAGTATTTAAACTTGGAATATAAAAATTTAAAGTTAAAAATAATGCAATTACTGTATCTTTTGAAAATTTCCCTTGTTTATATAAATATGCTATATATGCTATCATACAAACAAAAAATAAAAGTGTAAACAAATTATTGTTATTTTTTATTGTTGAACTACATTTCATAGACTTATTTTGATAAAGTCTAAATTTTTCATTAATATTATCAAAACTTTCTACTTCATCATTTATTTTATTTGATGAATATATTGCATATAAATTACTTAATTTATCTTGTATTTCTTCTGATTTATTTTCAAATATAATATATCTTTGATTTGATATTTTAATACATGCATCAAATGAAAAAAAATTATAATAAAATATTATTAACAAAAATATTAAAGAAACTAATCCTAATCTATAATCATAATAAAAGAAATAAACATTAATAATTATCAATGTTATGATTTTAGGTATAATCCAAGTAAATAAATCTGTTGTAAGTTCTCTGATTATAGAAGGTAATGAATTAATTCTAGTTACTATTTTTCCTAGTTCTAAATCTGCATAATTATTTTCATAAAAATATATAATTTTTTGAAATAAAAAGTTACTAACATATTTATTAAAACTTGGTATAATAATTGTTTCTAATCTTGAACTAACAGTTTGTGCTAGATTCGATATACCCATAAAAACAGAAAAATAAAATACAAATTTATATATTATTTCATTTGTTATATCATTATTTAATTCTTTAAAAAAATTACTAAATATTCGTGGTATAACTAATGATTCTAAAGGATATGAGAATAATATCATGATTGTATAAAATAATAAAATAAATTTATTTGAGTTTAAAAATGGATATGCTATTTTTATTGTTTCCATATTATTTATATATATAAAATAATTTATTATTTACTAAAAATTTTAGAATTTACAAATCCAATACAACAAAAAACTAAATTTAAAAATATTAGTAATTTAAGTGATTTTTCATTTAGCATTAATAATAGAATAGATAATGTAATACTCGAAATATTAACAATATCAATATTATTTTTTAAAATATAATTTTGAATTTTTCTATTGAAAAATTTATAAAATGAAACATTTTCCAGTTTTAATATTTCTCCATACATTTCTAAATTTTCTTTTTCAAGTTCAATAACTTTTAAATATAATTTTTCTAAAAATAAATTTGTCATTTGTTGTGAATTTATATATCTAATTGGTGTTTTATTTTCAGTATTTGTTTTTCTAAAATATACCATATGTTCTTCCTCAAACATTTTTTCAACTAATAACAGTTTATTATTACGTACCAAATCAAATGGTACACCATTAAAATTTGTCGTTTTCAATAAATTATTCTCAACAATAAATTCACTCAATTCTTCCATATTTGGTAAATCTACATTTACATTTTCTTTATTTTTTAGTTCTGAATAATCTATATCTAAACCACTAGTAACTAAGTCATCTGTTACTTTTACATCATGATTTGATGGTAATTGATTTAATACAACCATATATTTGAATTTAAATTGTGGATGTACATATTGTGTATTAGATTCTAGATTTTCTAATAAAATATTATATAATTCTGATTTAGTATATGTTCTATTGGGATTTGCTAATAATATTAACATTAATTTATTTTCTATATCATCATAGCTTATATTTTCTAATCTTTGTAAAGTTGACATAATATTAACATTTTTATTCATAATATAAATAAATCAATTTTTTTTAATTAGTATCAATAAAATAAAGTATAAATTATTATAATAGATTGTATATTAATTTTATGCAATTTTTATTAATTAGTATTTTTATTATAGTAATACATTATATAAATGGAAACAAAATTTCAAATAATATAGAAAAAATAAATTTAAATAAAATATATAAAATGGCAATTTTGTCAAAGACTATTTATGATTATGATTTTAATAATAAAAATAAAAAAGATTCTTTATGTCTTTTGTCAAAATTTGATTTAAAAAATAATTTATCTATTGATACAATTAAAACTAATAATATATATTTTAATACAGATCAATATGTTTCTTATCTTAATACAGAAAATTTTTCAAAAGAAGCAAAAAACTATTTAGATTTTATATCAAATAATTTTCCGGATACTGAAATATATGGATACTTTAATAATAAAAACAGATTACATTCGTTAATTATTATTAATCATAAAATAGAAGAAATAAATATTGTATTTAGAGGATCAATGTATTTTGATGAATGGATTAATAATTTATTAATAAAAGAATCTTCTATTCCATATAATGATTTAAAAATTCATTCAGGAATATTAAAATTATATAAACATAACAATATAAATAACAATATTTTATATATTCTTAAAAATTTATTTGAATATTTTCCTAAATATAAAAAAATATTTGGAGGTCATTCAAAAGGTACAATTTTATCTTTTTTAACAATAATTGATTTACTTAACATATTAGATTATAATGATTATACTTATGAAGTTGTATGTTTTGGGAGTCCTCAAATATTAAATAAAAATATTGCTGATTTTTTACATAATAATGATAAAATTAAAATTTATAATGTTATAAATGAAAATGATATTATTTCTAATTTACCATTTAATAATAAATATCAAGTTGGATTAGAAATATTGATGAAAAACGATGATATTATAATAAATGAATATGATAAACCATATAATTCTAAAATAAATATTTTTAATAATTTTTTTAAATTAATATCAAATCATGATCTTAAAAAATATATACATAAATTAAAAAAATACTAAAAAAATTGATAAAAAAATAGTTTTATTCTAGGAATATATTATATGTTTAGAATAAATAATAGAAATAGAACTTTATTGGAGGAATCAAATAGCAATCATATTATTTTTGCTATAGTTACAAATAATGTAGCAAATGTTAGGAAATTAATTAATATTAGGAATTATAATAATGTTTTAGATGAATCTACTGGTTTTACAGCTCTACAATATGCAATTAGTTCACCAAATATTAGTAATGATATAATTAAATATCTTTTAACATTAGGTGCAAATCCAAAAGAAAAAATAAAAAATCAAGAAATTGATTCTTTTGATCTTGCAATTAGATACAACAAAAAATATCTATTTGAATATTTTAATAATATTCAAGATGATAAAATTATTATATTGAGTGATAAAAATCAAATTTTACAAAATAAACTTGCTGTATCAGAAGAAACAAACAAATACTTATTAAATTCTATTGACGGATATAATATGAAAATCAATAAATTAAATGAAGAAAATAAGAATAAAGATGTTCAAATTGCTTCATTAAAAAGGAAAAATGAAGAAACTGAAACAGCATTCAATAATTTATTGAAAAAAAATAAAAAATAATTTATTTTATAATACTATTATTATAAACTATTATTGATTCATCTTTATTTAATATTCTACCAACTTTAACCTGTTTTCCTTTTTCCATATCTTTATAATGAGTATAAAAATATGTTATTTTTTCAATGAAATATTCATTAATATCATCTATATTTTCAATATGTTTTTCATTAAATGAAATATTTTTTAATGGTACACAAATTAATTTAATATCTTCGCCTTTTTCATCAGTTGTTTCTAATGCTCCGATTATTCTACATTTAATTAAACTATTTGGAACTAAAGCTTCTTCCATATATATAATAACATCTAATGGATCACAGTCACCACTCAATGTGTTTGGAATAAAACCATAATTAAAAGGAAATGCAAAAGGTACTGGTAAAACTCTATCACAAATTAACATATTCAATTCTTTATCAAATTCATATTTGACTCTTGAATTTTTTGATATTTCAATATGAACTAAAACTTCCATATAATAATATAAAATATTTTATTTTTATATTTTATTAATTTTAAATTCACCCACCTTTATAATATCTTGATATAATAGTTCATATTTGGGACTATTCTTATCAATTTTATTTAATAATTCCATTTTTTCCAAAACAGTTCCTTTAAAATATATATCATTTTTAAATGTTTCATCTAATTCTTTATTATTTAAAATTAAATTATATAATTTATTTTTATTTTCCAACTTGGGATATATTATTTTACTTTTGAGTGGATATAATAATGGTTTTAATGTTTTAATGGGATAATTATCTATAACTAAATTCATTTTATATTCAAGTTCGTTCATTAAATAATTTATAGACTCATTTTGTAAAAAAATAGTTGATTCATTTCCAAAATTATGTTGATACCATATTAAACTGTAACTCAAATATAAATTTGATAGTATATCTGCCATATTTCCTGAAATCATTTGTTTTGACTTAATTTTACCTCCTAATAGAGCAATAAAATTTGCTAATAAACTAAATTTTATAGTTGCTTTTTCCAATCTTAATTTTGAATTATTATGATTTAAAAAATTTAATGGATTAAGAACACAGACATAATTTTTACTAATTTCAAGTAATAAATTATTGAAATTAATTTTAAAATCTTTTAAATCATTATTTTGTATGTTTTCAAATATTGGAAAAATATATGGATGGCTTTTATTTAATCCTTGACCAAAAATAATAAGTCCACGTGTAAGTGTATTTGAACCTTCTACTGTAATACCAACAGGTGACGAATTATAGAATTTTGTAAAAAAATTATTTTCACCTGTACATATACCACTTCCAGAATAAATATCCATACCATTATTTAATATAACACGCGCACGTTCTGTTGTTTGTTGTTTCATTATTGCAGTAATTACTGATGGTGTGGAACCAGTATCAAGAATATGATTTGTTAATTTAACAGATGTATGTATAATCCATGTATTTAGATACATATCAATAAATTTTTCTTTAACAGCCTCCATATCACCAATATTCATATTAAATTGTTTTCTTATATTTATATAATTCATAATTGCTTGTGTTATAAATTTTGAACTTCCATTTGCTGTTGCTGGTAAACTAACACCTCTTCCAACTGCTAGACATTCCATTAACATTTTCCATCCTTCGCCAATTTTATCTTCTCCACCAATAACTTGATCTGTATTAATTAAAATTGTACCTTTTATAGTACCATTTGGAAATCCTGCATTATTTGGATTATGATATGTTTCTTGTAATAATCCTTTTTGATCACTTTCAACTAGAGCTAATGTAATACCATCTTTATTATTTTTTAATAATTTTTGTGGATCATTTAATTTAAAAGCAATACCAACTAAATTTGATATAGGGGCTAAAGTAATATAACGTTTATTTAAATTTATTCTAATTTTAATTTCACCATTTATCTGTTCAACAAATCCTTCATCAATTTTACCTACTGCATCACTACCATTATTTGGTCCTGTTAAACCAAAACATGGTATAAATGTTCCATTAGCTAGTTTTGGTAAAAAATATTCTTTTTGAAATTCAGTGCCATAATGTTGAATTAATTCTGCAGGTCCTAATGAATTTGGAACCATTGTAACAACTCCTAATGAAGGATTATAAGATGAAATTTTTGATAAAACTTGTGATTGTATTTCAATTGGTAACCTATTACCACCATATTTTTTATCTATTATCATACTTAAAAAACCTTTTTCACCTAGAAATTTCATTATTTCATGAATATCGATAGTTGGATAAATGGCAATTTCACCTACTTTTTCTAATATTTCATTTATATTTTTATCCATTTCGATCGGCATAGCTGATTTTTTTAATGGAGAAAATAATTTATTATAATTCATACGACCTTTGAAAATTTCTCTATCTATACTTGTACCACCAGACTTTAATGCAATAATTTCAGTTTCTGTGATTTTTGGAATTATTTTTTTAATATTATTAAAAATATAACGATACATATTAATTATATATAGTTATATATTTAAATTAAATTTTTTTATATCTAAACTCTCATTTGTAATATTTAAATTCTCATTTGTAATATTTAAATTCTCATTTGTAATATTTAAATTCTCATTTGTAATATTTAAATTCTCATTTGTAATTTAGACCAATTATTTATTTTTGATAAAGCATTTGCATGTAAATTTAATGAAATTTGTTTTGAATAGTCAGTTATAAAAAGGTTATCATCATTATGTTTAAAAACTCTATTTTCAAATAAATTTTTTGCATCAATAAATGCTCCGTCAAAATCTCCATTTAATTTATGAATATTATAAATAATACATCTTTCAAAATCATAAGCTGATAAAAGATCAGCTTCACGAACAATATGATACGCTAATTCATAATCACCTAAATTTTTAGGAAATCCATTTTTTTTAACTTTAGAATATGACATTGTTGATATAATTGTACTTGTAACATCAATTTCTTCACTTGATAATTTATCATTCAAAAATGCTTGAATTTCTTTAATTCCTTCTTTTTCATCCATATATTTTTTATCGCACATATCATGTAATAATGCTGATGCATATATTACTTTTTCCTGTTCTTTTAATTGTGGATTAAATAATAATTCACTATTAATGATATCACTTGCGAATTGTAATACTTCCATACTATGTCTAATTCCATGTGATTCATCTATTTTATACTTATTTGATATTAACAAAATAAAATTAAAAAATTTGCTTAACAAAGACATATATTCCACTTTATAATTATATATATTTTTTTTTTCAATTTTTAATATTAAGGTATAACTAATTTATAATAAGCAATATAAGCAAAAGCTGAAAAAAATAAATAACCAAAACAATATAATAAATCAAATTTTTTTCCTTTATCTAAAAAACAATAAATACAAATCAATTGTACAAGTATTGCAGACATTGCACTTATAAATAAAATTTTTTGTGTATTATTTAATTCAAACATATATAATATAATTATAAATTTTTATTTACTTAAAAATTTTTATATAATTTCTTTATAAAATTTTATTTTTTATTATAAAATATTTTAAAAAAAATATTATAAAATAAAAAATAAAATAAAATAAAAAATAAAATAAAATATATACACTTTAATATATATGTCTTCAAAATATTCAAATGTTATTTTAACTTTTTTTACTATTTTAAATCAAATAAAAATATATCACTGGCAAACAGTATCTTATCCTAGACACAAAGCAACTGATGATTTACATAGTTCTTTAAGTGAATTAGTTGATAAATTTGTGGAGGTATTACATGGGAGATTATCAAGTAATGAGAATCCAACATATAGAATTACATTAGAAGATAATAAAAATACAATTACAATCAATAATATGAATGATTCTACTGGTCTTGAATTGCTCAAAAATATAAGAAAATATTTAGAAAGTTCTGAACTAAAAATAGTTATGGGTAATTCTACAGAATTAATTAATATCAGAGATGAAATGTTAAGTGAAGTTAATAAAACTTTATATTTATTTAGTCTAAATTAAAAATTGATTATATTAGTAATTTAATTAACGATTATTTTTATAAAAAATAACTTCATATGGATCTATTGATTTACCAAAATATGAATTTTTCCAATATGGATCAAAACCAGATGGATTAAAATTATGTTTAACTATTCTATAATCATAATCACGATATTTTGAAAGAATACAATTTATATTCCAATTATTTTTCAATATCAACTGACTCATTCCTATTTCTTTATGTGCTATAATACTTTTAAAATCATCATATTCTTTTTTAAAAAAATCATTATTTTTTAAATATTTATAACTTTCATTATTCAAAATAAAAAACATTGATTGTATATGTGTGTATGGACTATTTTTTTTATATATTTCAAATAAATCAATATTTTCAAAATTATCATTATCAAAAATGTTTATTGATGATCCAACTAATTTTACATCTTCATGATTAAATAATTTTAAGTATTCTTCTAACCAATTTATATTTTTATTATGTAAATAAGGACCTCTTACCGAACTATTTAAAAATATGTAATAATCATATGATCTTTTTAATAGATTATTTATGCAATAATTCCAAGCTCCAAAATCATATCCTTTATTTTCTCTATAAAATACTTTTATATTTGTTTTTTTTGGTATATTAAGTGTACAAATTCCATTTACTATTATAAAATAATCAATATTATCATAAATTCCGTTATTTAAAAAATATTGTAAATTTTCTTTATAATCATTATTTTTTTCATAATATGCATATATACATACATATTTGTTGTTTATTTCTTCAAAGTTTTCTTTTATAAAATAAATTATTAATAAAATCATACTTAAAAATAATAATAATGTTATCATCCTTATTATTTTTTAGAAAAAATATTATCTTCCTGTAAAAACTTTAACAATTTTTTTTTTTAGAGTTTTATTATTTTTCTCTTTTAAATAGTCATTAAAAGTATAATTAGATTCATGTTGAATTCCAAAAAATGATGGATCTTTAACCAATTCTGGTTTTATTGCATGACATACTAATCCAAAAACTCTTTCTAAACACATTCTATCTGATCTTGTTTTTATAACGTTTAATAAATTAAAAAAATTATATTTTTCTTCCATTTTTTTTAAAAAATCATAATCAATAACAGACATTACACCACAACTTAATAACCAATCTTTTTTATTATCATATAATTCATCTAATTCATAATTATATCTTAATGACAAAATCTTTTCTTTTTCTTCTTTTACATTATCAAAATAATGCATATGGTGCCATAAAAATTTTACATCATCAATATCATTAAAGTTTATTTTTTCTTGAATAAATATAGAATCATGAATAATTATTGCTTTTTTTGCAAAGTGATTTTTATAAAAATAATAGTAAGGTAACAATTCTCCTCTGCCTGGAAATTCAGATTTAATTATTTCAACATTATTTAATGAAACACCAAAATCATTTAAATATTTTTCATTACTATTATCATCTATTATAACAACTTTAACATCAGGATAAAATTTTCTTATGCAATTGTATGATTCTTTCCAATATTTATTTGTTAATTCTGAATTAACATGTCTTACAATAATAAAAACATATTCTGGTATTTCATATTTTTCTGGTATTTCATATTTTTCTGGTATTTCATATTTTTCTTGTATTTTAATTTGGTCTAAATAAACATTTTCAAAATTTTCAGAAAATATTAAATAAAAAATAATTATTAATAAAATTATTAATATAATTGTTACACACGAATATATCATTATAATATTTTAGATTTTATATTATTAATTAGTATAAAAATATATTATACAAAATAAAATAATAATAAGTATAACTAATAAAGTATTTTGACTTGTATTTTCAAAACCTTCAATTCTAATATTTTGTTTTTCTATTTCTTTAACCTCTTTAAATAATTCAGAATTGTAAGTTTGTTTGTACTCATCTAATAATTCTAATATTCTTGTTGTATCTTTATTTTGTAGATTTATTAAAATATAAACCAATTCAATATTTGTAATATTTATTTTATGAATTATATGATTAATATTTTCATTTAACGAATAACATTCTAATATTTTTTTTTTATTTTTACAAATTTTTTTTTTATAGTATGTTAAATATTTTAATGATTTTTTATATGCATTTAATTTAATATGATAAAGATTTTTAAGATCTTTTTTTAGTTCATTACTTTCATCATTACTGTCTAGAATTACTTTTAATGATTCTAATTCTAATATATATCTTTCAACCAATTCTGCATATTTATCTTCATTTTTAGATAAATATAATAGTTGATTGGTGCATGTTAAACAATTTAATCCGTTATCTAAAAAAGTATATGGATTTGAATCTTTACACTGTTTACATAATTTTAATATATTTGCAAATTTATTTTTATAGCTTCTATTTGATTTAATAATATTATGTAAATTGTTTTTACCATATTTTGTTTCTAAATAACAAATATTGTCTTGATTTTCATCAATTAATCCATTATTATGTATTGATGATGATAATAAATAATCTCTTTCTGAAATAAAATTAATATAATTCATTAATATAAATAAGATATTTTATTTTTATTGATAAATTATTATATATCATCACTTGTTTCACTAGATTCACTACTAAATTCATTTTTATCTTTCTTATAATGTATAGGTTCATACATTCCAACAATATAATCACTAGGATAAAAAGTATCTGGTTCAAAATTAGGAATCATATATTTTTCTTGTTTGCTAGGTTTTATAAATGAATTACTATCATTTTGTGTTTTTTCTAATGGAGAGCTTACTTCAGTTGTTTCATGTTTTCTTGTTTCTAATGGAGAGCTTACTTCCGTTGTTTCATGTTTTATTGTTTCTAATGGAGATCTTACTTCTTCTGTGATTTTATTTTTTTGTTCAGAAATACTTTCTAAATCATTATCACCAAAACTAATAAAATATTTTTTAATATGTTCAATTCTTTCATAGATATTATTTTTTCCACTAAAATTCAAATCAGTTATTTTAAAATTTTTTGTTACTTCTAGTTCAATTATATTTTTTATAATAAATGTTAATTCAAATATTTCATCTTTACTTGCTTTTATATTATTAACGAAATAAAAACCATCCATATTCTTATTAAAAACTAAATTTGCTGAATTAGTTAAAAAACAAAATCCATTATCATTTTTTGTTGTATTTTTATTATGCTTTGAATCTTGTGATATCCATAAAATAATATCCATAAAAATATCTTTTTTAGAATCTTTAATTTTACGTGATAAATTAACAAAATCATTATTATATAAAATAATATTTTCATTACCGCCATTTTGAATAATATTTTTTTGTTTTAATTTTAAATATTTACTTTTATATTTTATATATTTTCCGTAATAATTCATATTATAATTATACATAAAATAAATGATTATTGATATATTTTTTCACCAAATTCACATGCAGCCGATAAACCTTTTAAAAATATTATATTATTATTTTTTTTATTAAAAATTGATAAAGTACCAAAAGCATCATGTCCATTTAATAAATTTCGATGTTCATATTTTCCTCTTGCATTTTGGTATTTTATTTTTACCATTTTAGATATTTCACATTTAAATTCAATTTTAATAATATTTTCAAAATCTTCTACAATAATATCATAATTAATATATTTATTATCTTTATATATATTTATTTTTTGATTATGTACTTTCCAAAACTTACTAAAATTAAATTCATATGATTTATTATTATGATTTAAATAAATTATTAATGTTTCAAATAGTTCTATACCAAATATTTTTGGTTTTGAACCACCAATTACTAGTGTAGTATTTGCATTATCAATAAATTTATTACATGATAACCATACCCATTTTGATGTATAATCTGTACCCCAGTTTTTATCTTGATAACCACATGATGATTCAGGTTTAACTATGAAATTTTCATTTTCATATTTAATATTCCCAGAATATTCTGTTTTTACACCTGCAACATGCCAATACATTTCTGCAATATTTATGTAATTACATAATGTAGTAACATAACCTAAATCATAACTAATAACTTTATTTGCAGTTAGATTCCATTCAATATGATTATCAATATCTGAATTTAGATAAACATAACCTGATATTTTTTTTTCATTTGCATAAATTGAAGTATTTTTTAAAATAACTTCCATACTATCCTTTCCAATAGTAACATTTTCTAAATTATAAAAATTATTTATTTCATGTGGATCTTTATTATAAGTACCAGCTTTAATCATCAGATACGATGGAATTGTTGTATCTGTTTTATTTGGATTCATTATACAATATTCCATAAAAAATGCTCTTGGTTCATTTGTTTTTTCATTATAACCTATCATTGAATGATACCACCATTCATAACCAAATGTTCCTTTTGTCATTAATGCATTTTTATTTGGTATAGATAATAATGGCAAAAAATTAAATTTCATTAAATAATTAATATTATAAATTTTTAAATAGATTCATTATAAAATTAAAATTTGTAATCTGAATCAACTTTACTTGCCCATTGAAAACGTGATAATAATTTAGCAGTAAATAATTTTTCTGGAGGAATATCATATTTTTTTATGAATGCAAATATTATTCTAGGATCAATATAATTTTGTTTTGATGTTCCTAATGATACATTTTTCATTTTGATTTTACTTTCTTTTTTAAGTTTAAGTAATTTTATTTTATTTTCAGCTTTTTTTGCTTTTGCGTTATTCTTATTATCTTTATATTTATCTTTTTTCTTTTTTAAATCTTTAATTTGACTATCAATTTTATTAATTGATGAATCTAAATTATTTGTTACTGCTTTTTGATGATTACATAATAAAGCAACTTCTGTATTTGCTTGATTAAATACTGCAATTAAGTAATTTAATCTTTCATCAGGTTCAGTAAATGAATCTATTTTTTTACTTGAAACTAATTTTTCAAGTTCTTTTTGAAATGTAAATGATGCATTGTATGTTCTCCAAACTTTGGCTGTCAATCCTTTTAAAAATGAATCTAAATATTCATTAAGTATACTTGAATTTATTAAATCAAATAATTCATCTTTTTTTGGTTTATTTTTACCAAATTCTTGCAAATTTTCATATACTTGTTTATGAACATTCACTTTTTTACAAAATCTTACTGAATCTTTACCTAAAAAATCTAACTTTATAGTATTATTATCAACTAGTGATATATGTTCGACTCTTAAAGAAGTTACACCTACAGTATCTGCTTCTTCTTTAGAATCTTTTTTACCACCAACACGTAATGCCAAATTATCAATAAAATATAATGCAGTTGCAAGTTGTTTGGTTTTTGAATTATCACTATATAATTCTTTTTCATATGATTCACGAATTGAACCTAATTTTTTTTTTAGTTTTCTGGCTAAATCAAATTTTTCTTCATCACTTTTAGATTTAAAAAATGATTCTAATGATGTAAAAACATATTTTGTTTTACCAGTTATATCATCTTTCCATGATGCCAACCAAATAACATAATTATCATGAATTATTTCGCCCCATTTATGATTTGTTACATTTGGAATTGGTACTTTAGCTTCTTTATCTAAATTTAGTGTAACATCTTCAGGTTGAATTCTTTTTTTTATCTTACCTATTTTTGGATGTGAACCACGACCTATAAAAATTCCTGGTGGTTCAATTTTATAATTACCTACTTTTTGTTGAGAACCATCAATAACACAATATGTATATGGTTCTTCTATTTCAATTTGTTTATTTTTAATTTCTTCTTTTTCTTCTTTAGTTAAATTTTTTTTTTTTTCTTTCTCATTATCTAAATATTCTTTTATCAAACTAAAGTTTATTTCTTCTAATGATTTTATATTTTCATTTTTAATATATACTTTAAAATCTTTCCAAAAATTTTTTTTGAATGTATTATTATTGATATAATCTGTATCCAAATACTTTGCATATATTGTTGCATACTCTTCAGCTTCTGGATTTAAAATTATTTTATTATTATTTACAATTACAGGTATTTTATGTGGTTTATATTCAGGAGGAAAAAATGGACCATTATGTCTTAGTACGGTCCATTGTTTCTCATTACCACCACCTAAAAAATATAGTTTAAATGATAACATTAAAATATATTAGATTATATTTTTTACTTTTTATTTGTTAAATAAATTCCAATTAAACAAAATAAAATACCTATAAATTGTCTATAAGATAATTTTTCATTAAATAATAAATAACCTAAAATTAATACAATTATATTAGTAAATAATTTTAATAAAAGAGTAATTATTCCAATATTTGAAACATTTAATTTTGAAAAAATAAATGAAGAAAATACTGTTAAAAAAGCAATGAATCCAATTAATAATATATTATTAGTGTTTATATTTTTTAAATTTTCAAATGTTTCTTTTTTATAAAAATAATAATAAATTGATATTAAAAAAACAAAAAAGAATATAAATAAATTATTGATTAATAAAAATTCATGAAATGATAATTGTTTAATTAAATATTTTTTAATATAAGGAGTTAGTGATTTAATTATACCAAGTATTAATAATAAATTATCCATTATAATAAGATTGAAATAAGTTTAATAATAATAATAATTTATTTTATATAATAATGATAAAAATACCATATAAACATATTATAGAAACAAAAAATAAAAAACTTATTGAATATTGTTTATTATATTTATTTTCAATATTTTTTTATGAAACTAAAGAATTAATCTATAATAATCATTATATAACATTTTCATCTTTTACTCCATTACCTACAAAATTTATTTTGGATTATTTTGATGATATTTATATTGATGATGATTATATTTCTATAACATCATATATATCAGATAAAAATAGAATAATTTTTGGAGATCGAATATTACCATTTGCTTCTGAAAATCCAGTTCCATTTTCATTTCCAATTATAAATAATAATTCTTATGAATTAATTAATAGTAATGTTTTTTATTATGAAATAACTATTAAAGAACAATTAATACAAACATGGTTAAATGAAGCATTAGTTATTGGTTATGGTTCTGTTTATGTAAGTAAAAATTCTAATCCTGGATGGAGAAGTAATTCATTTGGTTACCATTTAGATGATGGATCATATCAATATAATGGCAATATAATCAAAAATTTTGGTCCAATATATAAATTTGGTGATGTTTTTGGTGCTGGTATTATTTATATATCTGAATCATTATATCAACCATTTTTTACAATTAATGGTAAAATAATAGACAAAAAAATACCACAAATAACAATTGTTCAAAAAATTACACCAATGATTGGGTTTGACCATTCACATAAAATAAAATACAATTTTGGTAAAAATAAATTTAAATTTAATATAAAAGATTATCTACAAGGAAGACAATTAATAAGTTTAACTAATTTATTTTTTGAAAAAAAAAATCAGAAAAAAGATTTTAATATTACTAAATTAAAACTAAATAAAAATGTAATTAATAATTTTGAAGAAAATGCACAATTTGTAATTTTAAATAATATAATATCTGAATTATCACAACAACAAGGACAAACATTATCAACAAATGAACCTTTATTTTTTAATAATCAACAAAATAATTTTTTCTCTTTTAATATTAATTAGTCTTATTTACATAAGTAACATCTATTTTATAAATATTTTTCTTTTTTATAGTATTAGAATAATATTCATGTGAAATATTACAATTAATTTTTTTAGAATATTAATAATTATATTATTATTTTTATCCTCATTTTTTTATTAAATTCTTTGATCAATTAAAACACTAATAAATCATTAATATTAGCAATATTATCACCTAATAATTCAAATATAATTTTATATTATATATGCGTATAAAATACATAAAGAATTATGTATAATTATATAATATGGAAACAAAATCAGATAAAATCAAAGCATTTAATAGTATTTTAGAATCTTTTTTAGGACAAACTGCACCATTAGTTGGTACATCATATCATTTTTATTTCAAACAATTAATCAAAATAAATGCACCATTACCAATTAAATGTGCATCTCAACATATGATAATGTTCCAAAAGGAAATTATGTCAAAAGATGAATCATATTTTAATGGTACAAGTAATAGCAATGTAAAAAATAAGTTTAATGAAGTTACTGAATTATCTAAACTTCCATCAGAACAAGTTATTTCTGAATTATTAAGATTAAAAGATATTTATTATCAATTAGATATAGATTCTAGAGAAAATGTTTGGGCTATTTTACAAGCTTTACTACAATTAAGTATTGAATATACACAAATGTAAAATTTATTATATAAAACTTAAAACGTTGAATATACACAAATGTAAAATTTATTATATAAAACTTAAAACGTTGAATATACACAAATGTAAAATTTATTATATAAAACTTAAAACGTTGTTATATAAAAAATATAAAAAAATTTATTAATATATTTAGTAAATTTTTTTATAAATTAAAAAATTATACTTCATCTACTTTTGGTTCAGTTGGTGGTTGTTGTGGCATATTAGCTTGATAAGCTTTTTGTACTAAAGGCATTAGAATATCTTCTACTTCTTTTTGTTTAGATTCATATTCTTCAGTATTAGCTGATTTATTATCATCTAACCATTTAATTGTATCATTTACAGTATTATTTACAGTGTCATAATCATCACCTAAAGCAGATTTCATTTTTTCTTCATTTAATACAGTACTTCTAATATTGTAAACATAGTTTTCAAGATTATTTCTTGCTTGAACTTTCTTTTGAGCTTTTTCATCTTCTTCTTTGAATTTTTCTGCATCTGCAATCATTTTTTCAATTTGTTCATCAGATAATCTACCACTATCATTTTTAATAGTAATTTTTTCTGATTTACCAGAACTCTTTTCACATGCTTGTACCTGTAAAATACCATTTACATCAACTTCATAGGTTATTTCAATTTGTGGCATACCTCTTGGCATAGGGGGAATACCATGTAAGTCAAATTTACCTAATAAGTTACAATCTCTTGTAAATTTTCTTTCACCTTCAAATACACATACAGTACATCCAGGTTGATTATCTGATGCAGTAGAGAAAGTTTGAGTTTTCTTAACAGGTACAGTTGAACCTCTTGGAATTAATACAGTCATAACATTACCAGCTGTTTCAACACCAAGAGATAAAGGTGTACAATCAAGTAATAAAAGACCACTTAATTTTTCATCACCAGTTCCTGATAAAATTGCTGCTTGAACTGCTGCACCATAAGCAACAGCTTCATCAGGGTTAATACTTTTATTTAATTCTTTTCCATTGAAAAATGATGATAAAAGTTCTTGAATTTTAGGAATTCTAGTGGAACCACCAACAAGAACAATTTCATCAATTTCACTCTTAGAAAGTTTAGAATCTTTTAATACTTGTTCAACAGGTGCCATTGTTCTTTGGAAAATATCACTACATAAACTTTCAAATTTTGCTCTTGTTAATGTTGTTGAAAAATCATTACCTTCAAATAATGAATCAATTTCAATATTAGCTACTGATGCATTAGATAATGTTCTTTTTGCTGATTCACATGCTGTTTTTAATCTTCTTAATGCTTTTGCACTTGTGTTCATATCTACTTTATATTTTTTGTTAAATTCGTTTGCAAAGTGTGATACTAATACGTTGTCTACATCTTCTCCTCCTAATCTAGTATCACCACCAGTTGCTTTAACTTCAAATACTCCATCATCAATATTGAGGATGGATACATCATGTGTTCCCACACATATTGTTATCGCTAGGCTCTTTATCCATTAGAATATTATTCTAATCATCAAGTCAATTCTTAATGTAGCTTCTTACGCTTTCACGTAAGGTCAGACTATATCTTCACCTTTTTAAATTAAAAGGTGTCTGGCATTCGTGGATATTTTACCATATCTTATAAAGACTTAGGTTACTCTATCTAGTCGTTGAACCTTGATCCAATTTCTCCGGACCCTTGGCTGCTGATTGCCCATTGTTACATTCAATAGATTTTTAAACCTTCACGCTCACCGTTACCAGTCACGTTGTAGTTCTATTGATTTTAGGGGTTTTTAGCAGTTAACCAGATTTTTATCAAGTTAACGTTAACTTAATAAAGTGGGCTTTCACCACAGGAAGCAGAACGTTTACCTCCGCAATCAAATATTAATACATTTTTAGATGCACCCTTCTTATCAAGACCATATGCAATAGCTGCAGCAGTTGGTTCATTAATAATACGAAGAACATTTAAACCAGCAATAGCACCAGCATCTTTAGTAGCTTGTCTTTGGGCATCATTGAAATATGCAGGAACAGTAATTACTGCATCTTTAACGGTTTCACCTAAATAGGCTTCCGCAACTTCTTTCATTTTATGAAGAATCATAGATGAAATTTCTTCTGGTGTAAATTGTTTTCTTTCATTTCTATAATCAACTTCAATTGCTGGTTTTCCATTTTTATTTACAACACTATAAGAAAGATGCTTCATTTCATCTTGAACACCAGAATCATTAAAATTTCTTCCAATCATTCTTTTTGAGTCATAAACTGTATTTTTTGGATTTCCTGCTGCTGAACTTTTTGATGCTTCTCCAATTAATCTTTCTTCATTAGTAAAACTAACAAATGATGGTGTTGTTCTGTTGCCTTGATCGTTTGCAATTATTTCTACTTTTCCATTTTTGTAAACACCCACGCATGAAAATGTGGTTCCTAAATCAATACCTATACTTACTGTCATTTATTGTTAAATAAAACAATCATTTTTTTAAATCTATTTGTTTTTGAAATATATATAAGATTAAAATTATTCTTTAAAAAAATAATTTTGACTTTATTATTTAATATCTACCATAATTAACAACATAGGAATCAAATCCTTTAATACCACTAACATTTCTAAATCCTTCAGAAGCAACAGGATTAGTAACAACAGGAGCTGATGAGACTGGTTTAGTAACAACTGGAGCTACAGTGTTAGTAACAGCTGGTGCTGATGCTGCTGAATTAGTAGCACCGGTATTTCCGTAAGGAGCTTGATTACAAAAATTTGGAATATAAATATCAGCATCTTTTAAAGATGGAACTTCAGATAATTTTTTATAAGCTAAACAGATTTCACTTTTGTAAATAGTAGGATCAAAATCTTGTCCTGATGGACCAACTGGACCAGTATCACCTTTATCACCTTTATCACCTTTATCACCTTTGTCACCTTTATCACCTTTGTCACCTTTATCACCTTTTTCACCTTTAGGACCTTCTGGACCTCTGGCACCTTCTCTTCCTTGTACACCTTGTGCACCTTCATCACCTTTAGGACCTTGTACACCTTGAGGACCTTGTGCACCTACATCACCTCTATCACCTTTAGGACCTTGTGCACCTACAATGTATGTAACACCACCGTGTGTAAAGGTACTTTCAACTTGACTAGCTAAAGCAGGAGGAATAATTGGTGCTGCTGAACTTTGAACAATAGGTTTTTTTTCAACAACAGGTGCAACAACACTTTCTAAAGGAGGGTTTAAACTTTGAACAGTTTCTTGAGAAACATTTTGAAATGTTTCTCTTACATTTTTTGTATTAGTAAATGTTTCTTTATTTTTAACGAATTCACCAGTAGCAGAATAATGCATTATTTAATATACACTACATTTTTTTTTTATTTAATAAATATTTTTACAAATAAAATCAATTTAATCATGTCAACAATTGAATCATTTTTATAAATTCTATACTTTTTTTTATTTATTAAATTATTTATTATATTATAATTTCTTATTATGTTATTTTCAATAGTTTTTTTTTCATTAATTATTATATAATTTTCATGATTTATATCATCTTGAAATATATTTTTTTTTAAAACATTAATAGTGTATTTATCATTTAAAAAATAATGTTCTGTTTTTATTTCATTAAGTTTATCTTCTGATGAATAAAATATTATATCATTTTCATTTTTGTAATATAAATTACTATTATTTTCTAGTATATTTTCATTAATTTTCCAACAATAATTATAAATTTTTGTTTCTTTTATTTTATTATTTTCTTTAATAAAATTTATATTTTTAGCAGATAAACAAAAAATACATTTTTTAGTAAAATCAATATTTTCTCCTGTTTCTAAGTTTATAGTTTTATTATCTAGTTTACTAAATTTTGTTTCAAACATAACATCGATATTTGTATTTATTTTAAAATATTTAAGGATATAATATATAAATGTTTTATCATTAATATTAAAAAATTCATTTATTATACAATTATTAATTAATTGTATAAAATCATAATATGATATTTCATTTACATCACAGTTATAAAAATCACAAATATTCTTAATATTTTCTATTGTTCTATCAGAAAATATATTAAGTTTTTCTTTTAATTTTATCTTTTTGGATTCATTTATATTAAAAATTTCATTTAAAAATTCAATATAAATAGCACTACATTCATTTAATTTAAATTTTTCAATTAAATTAAAATTAATATTAATCTTTGTTCCTGTATCTCTAAAGTTTATTCCAATATCATTTAAAAAATTTAAAAAATTGACATCATTATTTGAATACATTGGATTTTTATAAACAAAATTATTACTTATATACAAATAAAAATCATCAAAAGATTTTTTATCAATTATTAAAACTTTGTTATTTTCCTTAAATAAATAATATGCTAACATTAATGAATTCATATTATTACCAACAATAACATAGTCATAAATCATTAAAAATATAATTATTTTTTTTTTATATATAAACCAATTTTTTTAATAAAATTTATTTTAAACATAAATTGAATTATAAATTTTTTCTTCTATAGTATCTTTAATTAATAATCTATATAATTTTATTTTTTGTTCTTGTCCAATTCTACAAGCTCTTGCAATTGCTTGACCTTCAATAGCTTTACAAACTTCTTTCTTTTCATTAATTGGTTCAATAAAAAATATATGAGAAGCTTCAGTTAAATTTGTTCCTGATGCAGAATTCTTTAAAGATAATAAAATTACTTTATTATCATCTCCTGATACGTTTTTACCTGATTTAAATTTAGAAATAGCTGCATTTCTTGACCAAACATTTCCTTTAACTGTACTATTTGCTATTCCATTTTCTGATAGTGTCTTACTTATTAATGATAACATACAATCCATTTGTGAAAAGACAATTATTCTTGTTTTTTCTTGTGTTATTAAAGCTTTAATCATTAGAATAACTTTTCCTAATTTAGAACCATATTTACTAATTAAAGGATTAACTTCATCTATTTTTTTATCTTCTTTTTCTTCTTTTTTAATTAAAAATACATCACTTATACTTAATTCTTTTTTACATGTTGGACAATTATGTCTTTTATTTACCCATTCAGTTACACAATCTTTACAATAAATATGACCACACTTTGTTAATGATAATTGTTTTTCTTCAAAACAAATAGCACAAACATTAGCATCTTCGTCTGATGCATTTATATCTTGATTATTTATTTTTTCTAACATTGCTAATAAAAATTTAGATTCACTTATTATAGTTTCATAGTTTTTCTTAACCATGTGATATGATTGATTACCTGGAAGTAATTTTTCTAATTTTGATGTATAAACAGATACTTGATTTTTATGATACTCAATTAATTTTTGTTCCATCACTTCAAGATCTAATTCTACATCTCCAAATAATTTTTTACTTGATTCTAGAACAAGTGGATGACAACATAATTTTAATAAACTATTGTTATCTATTTTTCCTACTTTTGAATTATAAATATTTCTTTCTAATTCAGTAAAATTAATCCATTCTATATGCTCATCGTAACCTAATATTTGTAAATCTTCAATATCATTTTTCCTATGACGTATACAAACATTACTTAAAATATTATCAATAATATATTTCTTTTTAATAATTTCATACTTAACTGCTAAATCTTCGTAAGTATTAGTTGTTACCAAATTTCTATATTTTATTTCAATATTATCAACATCATCTAATAATGTTAAGTTAATAAACTTAAATGCATTTTCAACACCAGTCATATTTACAAATGGTGATCCAGATACAAACCAATAATTATCACTATCAATTGAACTTAGCCAGTTTGCCATATATTTTGTTAATGAAGCATTACCCAACATTTCACCAAATATTTCATGACCTTCATCTAATATTAATCTATGAAAATAGAAAAATTCAAAAATTGGACATTCTGTTGTTTTGATTTTACTTATCTCTGCATTTTCTGTTATTGATTTTAATTTAAAATTAATTTTTGATGTTCTTAATCCTGGATCATAACAACTAGGTGTTATATGACCATAATGTAATGTTGGATAATATTTAAAATTCATTAAAAATTGATGAGATGTTATGATTAAATCATTTTCTAAAAATGCATTAAATGATAATTTTTCATGATCTTTTTTTGTATTAATTACTAAAATCTTAAAATTATTATTGCATTTTCTTGCTTCATTTTCCCATTGTTTTGTTAAATGAGATGGACAAACCACTAAAGTTGCTTTTGAATAAATTTTATTAAAATTATCAATTCTTGATGGTTTATAAAATTCATCATAATCAGATAAATTACTACAAACTAATGATAATGTTGTAATTGTTTTACCTAAACCCATTTCATCTGCTAAAATTCCACCATTTGATTTAATTTTAAATATTCTATTTTTGTTTGAAATAATTCCTTTTATTGGATCAAAATTAAATATTTTATCCATAAATTGTATTTTTGATGAATAATCAATATTAAACTGTGTGTTTTGATTTTCAATTTGAATCATTTTATATAATGATCTTTTTTGATAATCATATAATTTTACACTAAAACTTGCGGGAGGATTATAAATATGAGCTTCTGGTAAAATACTTGTATTATCATCAAATTTATTAAATGTTGGTAGATGAGTATTTTTTGATAATAATAGCATATTAAATCCAGTTGATATATTTTTATATTCATCGATCAAATCATATTCTAAACTTATTATTATGTCTACTTTATAATATGAATTAGCTTGTTTTGTTTCAAATAAAAGATTCCATAACATAGATTCATTTAATAACTCAAACAAAATAATTCTATCTTGATTTTGATTAATATATTCTCTATGATTATGTGATTTTCCATTAGATAATTTAATTGTAAATATAACATAATTTAGTGTATAACTTAATATTGATACTTCTATAGGTTCACTTTGGTAAGGTGTATTTAGTCTATAACGTATAATTTCCATACATTTCTTGATTTAAATTAACTTGTATATTTATCAATTTTTTTATAAGTTAAATTTTTATTATATATTAACTTAAAATAATAATAATATATATGATTAAATGCCTAGTTATAAAATTTTAGGAATATTTAGTTTTGCAAATACATTACAAGAAGTATGTATTGATGATCCAGTTACTTTAAAACATGAAAAATATAATATTAAAAGTAAAAATGCGATTGGTGTTTATATTAAAAATAATAAAAAAATCGGTTATCTCCCTGTTGAAAATAATAATGAATTATTGAATTTTAAAAATGCTTATAAGATTACAAAATTACAATTAAATCAAGAACATCCAATTGTTGAAATTTCTAGATGTTACAAAATAATAAATAAATTAGATAATTATGAATTTGAATTTATAAAAAAAATAAAGTATGACTATTTATTATTTGATCCTCCAAAAGATTTGTTAACACCAATTAATACTTTAATAAATACATTTAAACAAAAAAGAATTAATATAAAAAGAATAGCATTAACATATTTAGATACGGATTATATTAATATAACACTTGAAACACCAAAAGGTATAGAAACATTTTTTACAGTTACATATCAATTTTTTAATAATAATATTGAAAAATATGAGGAATTATATGAATATAATTTGATAGAACATATATTTTATAAAGATTTAATTTTTCATCGTCCTGAAAAATATTTTATTACTAACTATCAAAGTATTTTAGAGTTGGAAAAGATTAATTGTAATTTTTTGGAATTACAAATTTGTGACCCATTAGTTACATTAAATGATAAAATTAATGAAATATATTTTACAAAGTTATATTTATATTGTAAAATACTTAATGATTTTGATTTTGTCATAAAATATTTAAATCAATTTGTTAAAAGAAAAGGTGATGATATGGAAATATTAAAAAGAACTATTGAAAATATAAATGTATTAAATAATTTTTATGAAACTTATGAATTAAAAATAGGAGGTTTTTATTATAATCATTTAAATAAAACATATTTTGAAATAGATTTTATTAATGACGATTCTATTATAATTATAAGTGATATAACAAATAATAATTTTATTTTAGCATGTGAATTAGCAAACAAAAAAAATTTAGTAATTTTTAATCCTTTAAATGGAACAATAAATAAAATGTAACTTTTAATATATGGATTATAAAAGTAAATATTTAAAATATAAAAAGAAATATTTAGAACTTAAGGGTGGTGTTGCTAGTCAAAGTTATACTATTACCCATCTTAATCATAGAGATTATGGTATTGCTATGGCTGAAGCAATTTATCCTAGAAGACTAGCAGAACAAATGACAAATCATGGTTTAGGAACAGGAATATATGGTTTTATTAATGTAGAAAGAAGAGAAAATAGTGTATATGAAAATAATAATTATACACCAACAACTTATAATATTATTAATCCTGTTATACTTAAAGATATTGATAATGATAGAAAAGATTTAGACGAATTTACAAATTTTTCTACGACACTTAATATGATTTGTTATAAGATTTATAATAATCAATTAACAGTGAATGAAATACCTCAAATATTACAAGATAATTTAATATTAAATGATGGTTCTGGTAATTATTTTTGTACAAAAGATATTAGTACATCCTTACAAGAAATTATTGAAACTGTAAATTTATTTTTAAATGATTATAATATAATAATGCATACTGAAGAAGAAAGATTTGTATTAATGCCAATAAATTATTTCTTAAATAATAAAGGGTATGATGGTATTTATAATCTAAATAGAGATTCTGCTGGTAGTGGATCTGTTAAATATTTTTTTAAAAATGAGTATAGTGCTAGAGGATATACACCAAATGAAAAAACAATAATAAATCCAATTGCTAAACTAGTTTTTTTAGGTCAAGAATTCTAAATCATTTAACCATAGATCGTTTCCTGTTTTATTTTCTAATTCTTTTTTTGTTATCTTTAATTCTTTAATTTTATTATTTAATCTATTAAGATTCTCAACACTAAGTTGTTTAAAACTCATATTAATTAAATAATCAAAGGAATTATTATGTTTTTTAATTTTATTTTTTACAATTAAATCAATAATTTTATCTTCATCTAAATTAAATATTTTAGGATTATTTTTAACTAAATTTATAAAGTTTATTTGATTAGTTAAATAATTTATTTCATCATTATATTTATTTAATAATAATTCTTTTCTTTTTTCAAAATAAGGTAATCTAAATTTATAAAATTCATTACATATTTCATTAACATTATTATATGTTTTTAGTTTTAATGAACTATCGTATAATGTTAAATTATTAATTTTAATTGTTTTATATAATTTTAATAATTTATATAAACTATTTAATCCCTTTTCATCTATTGTTTGATTTAATTTTATAATATGATTTATATCACTAACTCTTAATTCAAAATGAACATCAATATCAGAACTATAATTTATATAACTTTTTATTATACCTTCTTCAATAAATTCATCTAATGTTTCTTTATAAACTGATGTCCATAATTTTATTGGTAATTCACTAATAATAATTTTATCTTTTTCTATTGTACATATACCTGAAGATAAATATGTCGATTCATCATATTTTATTATTGATCCTTTAAAATTATTTACTTTGGGTATTAATTCATTAACTGATTTACCAAGTAATTTATTTTTAAACCAATTTATAACATCAATTAAATCATATGTAGGAATTGATGTAGAAAACCCGGTTCCAATTCCTTCAGAACCATTAACTAAAATCATGGGTATTATAGGTAAATAAAATAATGGTTCTATTTTTTCACCATCATCTTCAATAAAATCTAATAATTCATCATCTTCTTTTCTAAATATTTTTTCTGTTAATTTATTTAAATAAGTAAATATATAACGTCCGGATGCATGGTCTTTTCCACCTAAAAGTCTTGTACCCATTTGACCAGCTGGTATTAATAAATTAAGATTATTTGATCCAACAAAATCTTGTGCCATATTTATTATTGTTCCAACTATTGATTGTTCACCATGATGATATGATGTCACTTCCGCAACATATGATGCTAATTGAGCTACTTTCATTTCTGTTTTTAAATTTTTTTTTAAACAACCATATAAAACTTTTCTTTGTGAAGGTTTAAATCCATCTGCTAATAAAGGAATAGAACGTAAATTATCATAATTTGAAAAATGAATTAATTCTTGATGTATAAATTTATCTATATTTATTGTAGTAGGTGGTTCTATTTGTAAAATATTTTTTGAATTATAGTTTATTAACCAATCTTTACGTTCATTTACTTTATCTTTTGCAAATGCTAATTGTATTGATTTTTCATTATTTTCATCAATTATTTGAATTATATTATTTTGTAAATTTTTAAAATATTCTTTTGATTCTTCAGCAGTTGATGTACCTAAACCTTTATAATATTTAACTTTATAATTTCCAGGATTTTTAGTTAACCAGTCACTATAAGATCTTAAGTTTGAAAAATTCTTAGTATCATTTTTAAGAAATACTTTTACAATTGGCGTCATCAATATTTTTAAAAATCCATCTATTTTTAATAAAGAAGGAAAAAAGTAGTTTAAAAAATTTATAATTAAACCTTTAATATGTGTACCATCTTCATCAGCATCCATCATTAATAATATAGATCCATATCTTAATTCATTTAAATTTTCTTTTGTATAGGTTGTTCCAGATTTTAACCCTAATATTTTTTTTAAATCAATGATTTCTTGATTATTATTTATTTGGGATGTTGATGCCTCTCTAACATTTAATAATTTACCACGTAAAGGAAATACACCATAAAAATCACGTCCATTTTTAATTGCAGATATACCAGATATGGCAGTAGCTTTTGCTGAATCACCTTCTGTTAATATTAATACACAAGTTTCTGATTTTTTTGTTCCTGCTAAATTTGCATCTTCTAATTTAGATATAATTATTTTCTTTTTTTTTGTTGATGATTCAAATTTATTTAATTGTTTTAAATCTTGTTTAGAATAAATTTCTTTTAATATTTTTAATAACTCAGAATCTTTTAATTCATCAAAAAATTTATTTGGTATATTACATTCAAAACCAAATTTATTTATTGGCATAGTTAATTGTTCTTTTGATTGAGAATTAAAAACTGGATTAATAATAGAAGTAACTAAACATAAACTTAAATTATCTTTTAAAAATCGCTTATTAATATTTTTATTGATTAGTTTTTGAAATTTTGGTAATAATAAATCTAATATATATTCTACATGTGAACCACCATTAGAAGTAAAAATAGAAT